TTACTGCTAATGTTCCAGTTGTTGTAACAGGTGTTCCGCTTACTGATAAACCTGTTGGAACTGTCATTGCAACAGAAGTTACAGTTCCAGATCCACCAGCGTTATTATAATCAGAAATTAAAACAGGAGTGTTACTTGCATCTCCAATCCATACTTTTTTATCAATTATGTTTGCTGCAAGCTCACCTTCTAAAAGAGATGTAGGAGTTGCTGTAGTTGTGCTACTTCTTTTTATTCTTATTGTATTTGGGGTAGGAGTAGGAGTAGGTGTGGGTGTGGGAGTAGGTGTGGTACACGATCCAACTGTTGTTGTTGGTGCAGGGGTTGTTCCATTACCATAAACAAACCATCCAGTTAAAGGTAGTGTAGTAGAATTACCGGATGCGTAATAACCCACACCACCAGAATTATAAAAAAGCCATTCGCTATATTCGCTATCAAAAGAAATTGTTGTAGTAGGGGTTCCCGTTTTTTGATAATTTCCGTTAGCTAAGATTTCATATGTGCCGTTGTAAGTTGTAGTGCCAGCACCTGCCACGCAAACATTATTTAGGTAGGTGTATAAGGAATTTGCAGAACTTGTGCCGTTTGCCGTCGTAACTTCAACGCTTGCAGTTCCGGTAGTTCCGGCTGGGGTCGTAGCAGTGATACTTGTTGCACTAACCACATTAACATTAGTCGCAGCAGCACCACCAATAGTAACGGAAGTTGCCCCAGTAAATTTGTACCCTGTTATTGTTATTGACCTATTGCCAACAATAGAACCACTAGTAGGGCTAACAGATGTAACAAAAGGTGCAGTTGTACAATCACCGCCAGTTATTGTTGGTGCTGGGGATGCACCAGTAATAACAGACCAAGTTGCTAAAAGTGGATTAGCTTGAAAAGCATTGCCAGCATAAATAGTGACATTATTTTTTTCAAAAACTAAAGTGTCGCCATCGTAATTCCAATAATATCGTGTAGTTGGAGTTCCAACCTTTTCCCACGCATTATTTGTACTATTTAAGGTGTAAACCCCATTTACATCTGGTGTACCAGCACCGGAAACGCAATGTGTATCAGCCACTTTAGAAGCTACCTCCGTCAATATCCACACCGTTGATTGCCGTTGCAGAAAGAACGGTTGTGCCGTTAATCTTTAAAACTTTGCCAGAAGCAAGGTCTAAGTTCTCGCTGCTAGTCCACGAAGATGTAGTCGATATCCATGTGAATAACTTATCAGTTAATCCTTTAAGGGTTAAACCCCCATTGTTTGCCCCTGCATCGGTAGTAGACCCTGTTGCAAGCTCAATGTTTTTATCCGAAACAGTTAATGTGGTTGAGCTAATTGTAGTTATTGAACCTTGAACTTCTAAAGAGCCAGTCACTACTACATTTCCAGATACAGTTCCACCAGAACTTGAAAGGTAAGATAAAGGTGGGACATCTGCTGCCGTTAAAGCTCTAAAAGCTGGGATTGCATTTGCACCAGAAGTTGGACCCATAAGCATGGTATTCATAGCTTGAGCGTTGAATGTAAGACTAATGTTTCCAGAAGTCGTTACGGGCGAAAATCCAACAGTAATGATACTTTGAAGCGGTGCAGTAATTCCTACGCTAGTTACAGTTCCAGCATTCGGTGTAATATATTCCACATCTGTACCACCGCTATTAACAGCAAGAACTTTGCCACCGTTACTTGTGTATGCGGGAAGTAGGTTTGTTCTTGCTGAAGATGCTGTTGTTGCTCCTGTTCCACCTTGTGCTACGGTAAGAGCGGTGGTTAATCCCGTAATAGATGTTATGTCTGAGTTTGCTCCGCTTGATGCTGCGGATAAGTTTGATCGAGCACCAGATGCAGTTGTAGATCCAGTACCACCTTGAGCTACGCTTAATGCAGTAGTTAATCCGGTTAAAGAAGTAATGTCACTGTTAGAACCAGAAGCAGCAGCACCAAGGTTGGTTCTAGCTGACGAAGCTGAAGAAGCTCCCGTACCACCATCAGCTACAGCAAGGTCAGTGATACCAGAAATAGAACCACCTGTGATGGTGATGTTAGAAAAAGTTTTTGATGCAGAAATTGTTTGAGTAGTTCCCGTGGTCATAAACGCACCAGAACCAGCTACTGAAACAATAGATGAAGAGTTGCCAGAACCGCCATCACCAAACCCGTAGTAAAGGGTATTGTCGTTTTCGTTATATGCAAGCTCGGCAGGGGCTAAAGTTGCTGGTGCTCCGGAAGCCCCTGCTGCTGATCTTCTTTTAATGCGAATTGTATTAGCCATGGTCAGGAGTCCTTTAGGTTAAAATTAATAGTTACCGCCGTCAATTGTTTCGGTGTTTACATTAGTCCAAGTCGTACCGTTGTACTTTAAAAATTGGTTGTTAACAGGGCCGATTATATTGACATCGCTCATAAGAGCTAGGTTTCCAGAAAGGCCCGGAGGGCCTTGCGGGCCTTGGGTTCCGGTTTGAGATACGGTCAATTGGGTTGTTTGTGTGTTGACAGTTACTAGTGTTGTTTGTGGGGTAATAATAATGTCTGGCATTAGCGAGTTACCTCCGGTGAAACGACTGCTTCTCCTTGTATCATTCGGGTAACAAAGCCCGATGCAGATACAGTCTCTAAATCGTAAACATAGGTTTTAGCGATAAGAGCTGCTGTTGTTGATGCGGATAGAAGGAGTCTTACCACACCAGTAAGAGGGATAATAACTATTCGGCCGTTTTCAGTAGTTAGCTCTACGATAACTTCGGGGGCAGTGTAAGAAGTTCGTAACTGCATACGGGCGGTGTACCCCGTAAGGTTGACGGGAGTTCCGTCTGCGTTCTTAAAGGCAATCTCTAGAGAAAGATTGGAGCCTTGGTTGATGTTAAGTTCATATATTTCAGCCATAATGCACCTTTAAGGCTAGGATAAGTAGGATTATACATCAAAAAAACGCATGGATCTAGAGTAAAGCGAGAGATTATACAGTTTCTATTAGGTCATCCAAACGTTAGTTTTTCCGTCTCTTGACGCATATTCGTAATTTTTAAATAACAAAGAAAAATCTTTGTATTTGTAAACAGTATTTCCGGGTACAGCTCCTGGAGGTAAAATATTAGTTACGTTGTCGTAAGCTTCTATAGGTGGAAAACCGTTATGGGTTATAAGTTTATAACTTTGACTTCCTTGTAAAACTCTAGCAACAGCACCGGGAAGTTTTAAATTAGTATCTTTAGAAACTGGAAAATGTTGTAAAAACCAATTATGACCTCTAGGTTCTGTAGTAGGCTGACTTGTATTAACTGCCCCCGGCTCAGGATCAAAAAACTTCATTTTAAAAGTGATGTCATAAAGACGTTGATCTTCTAACCATCGATAAGGTTTTAACTCTACATTAGTAAGAAGTAATTGACCTTTTTTTGCACCAAGTGCATCCCAATCATATAAATTTACAGAGCCAATATGTGTTTTAATTGCTGCTGGAATACCGGGAACTTTGTGATGTATTACAACAATTTCAGAAGCACTTACTATTTTACCCTGAGCTCCTTGAACCATAATACCTACTGGCTCTTTTGTTTTAGCATCTAACAGCGGAAGTCCGTTTTTATCAAACTCTACCCACTTGTAAGCACCAAAAGGTAAGGATAAAAATTCTGCGGTTGGTTGTTTAAATACAGTAGTAAATTGAGATAATTGATACTCATCTGGTGATACAGATTGTGATCCAATAAGTGGTTCTACTCGATAAGTAACTGATTCATAATTAATAGTTATTCTTGCTATGTCATAATAAGATGTTTGTAGTTTTGATCCACTGCCTAAACTGTCATATAATATTTGTTGACCTAAACATTCAATGCTTTCTAGTCCAGTAGCAACCATAAAACTTTTTGCTGCTCCACCATTTGGACCACCGTTTGATCCGTAGTATACATAATATTGATCGGGTTTTTCTCTTACTATTGTGTTGTCTGTAGGTGTTCCATCAATTGTTGCTGTTCCAAGCATGTATTTTATAAAAACCCATCTTTGTGGATAAGGAACATCAAAAGTTCTACGAGCACGAAACGTATCACCAGTGTATGACTCTTGTGGAGATCCTGGTCTTTCGTAATAAGTTACAGCTTCTGTTCTTGGTTCTGCGGGTGTATTTGGAAAAGCAGAAGCCACTTTATAATTAATAATTGCAACTGACATTTTAAACTCCTTAAGAGGATGCGCCCATAGGTATTTTGTTTTCTCGAACACCCTCGTTTACTTTTTCAAGCTCTTTAAGCATGTTTATTAAACCGTGCTCATTCATTTTTTTCAATTCTGCTGTCATAGGATCATCACCAAGAGCCGATACTTGGATTTTTTTGTATGCTTCTTCTACAGAAGAATAAGAAGATTGTGACTTAGAACTTTGATATGCCATTGATAATTGTTGTTTAGAATCATTAGCAGGCAATGGTTTTCCGTTAGCATCTTTTTCATTTCTTCGTTTATCACCAAAAGCTAAATTTGAAGTTCCACTTGCAATCTTACTTCCACCCCAAGATCCCAGTGCTCCACCTATTAAACCGCCTACAGCACCACCCACCGCAGTTCCAAGAGGTCCTACTAAAGAGCCAAGTGCAGCACCTGCCCAAGCACCACCCATAGCACCTGCTAAAGCACCACCGCCTGCACCAGCTACTTGAGCTCCTGTGCGTACAACATTTTCTCCACCACTCATACTTTTAATGTCAGCGTTTTCCATTCCTTCAGAAACACCACCTACAATGCCAGAAAGAATTCCACCTGTCATAGCAGCTCCACCACCTCCAGCTAATAGTTTTGCTAAAAACCCAGTAGTTTTTGCACCAGTGGTACTGGCTGCTCCAGCCGTTGCTGCACTTGCCCCCGCTTTAGCAGCTCCCGCTGTAGCAGCACCTGCTCCCGCAGTAGCAGCACCTGCACCTGCGGTAGCGGTAGCAGCACCTGCTGCTACTGGAGATACTGGAGGAACGGCTGCTCCTCTTCTTAGCATTAAAGAACTTGCTAATAAAGCTGCTCGAAAGAATGCAAATCCGTTTATTAAAAGAGATACACCCGATACAAGGGCTCCAAAGAAAGCAATCGCAGGAAGAACGGCTGCTCCTAAAAGTGCAATGCCTACGCCAAGAGCTAGGAATTTTCCATCTAAAACGCTGTTAACAAGACTGGAAAACATGCTAAACAATCTTCCAGCCGTTCCCGTACCGTTCATTATTTCCCTTGCCCACGTTTGAATTATTTGTGAAGCTCTAAGAAATACGGGAATTAAAGCCATGCCTACCGCACCCGATAAAAGCTTAATCGATCCGGTAAACGTAGCAAAAGTATCAGGAGATGCGTTAGCAGTCATACCACTCATGCTTTGACTAAAGCTTTGAATCTTTGCACTAGCTTCGGTAAGGTTTGATACAAAAGCTCCAAATCTTGTGTTTTTAACAAAATCGTTTAGCTTGTCTTTAAATGGGCCCATTATATCGCCGGAAGAGTAACTACCACCAGAAGGTCTGGTAATAGTTGCACTTCCCCCACCAACCACACCGCCCCTTGCCATATGAGAAACACCGCGTTTTTTGTAAGCCCCTAACGCTGCCATCATGTAAGGCACATCTTTTTTGGCGGTTATGTATTCTCCCTCTTGTGCCCAAACAGGAGTTTGATCTAAACCTTTAGGCTTTCCAGGAAATGAGTTTTTACCTCCTACAAATCCACCTAGAAAATGATGTTCTGGCCGTCTTCCACTTCCAGCTTCTGGATCAACAGCAGGTTTGTTTTTTATTAAATCATTTAATATTTCTGTTAAAGCTTGTAGTTCTTGTTTGAGTTTTTCTATAGCATCTGCACTAGCTTCAATTGCTTTTTTTTGTTTTTCAACTGCTATATCAATGTCTGCATCTGAAATTTCTGCACCGCTCATTTTTTGAGCTTGCAGTTCTTTTTCTAAATCTTCCGGAGATTTCATATTCTCTAGATCATATTTTTGAGCTTCTTTTATTTCTATTTCATTTCTTTTTTCTTTTATTTCGGGAGTGTCTGTAGCATCTTCTTTTTGTTTACTTCTTTCTTTTTGTCGATGTTTTTTTTCTTCTTCTCTTTCCTCAAATCGTTCAGCTCTTTCAGTATTAAAACGATTAACTAAAAGACCTCCACCTAGTTTACCTAAAAATCCCCCTATAAGAGATCCAATAATTCCTCCTATAGGTCCAACTGCTGCTGTACCAAATGAAACACCAACCGCAGCGCCAAAAGCTGCACCCATAACACCTATACTTGTTTCAGCTTGAGGAAGAACTTTTGAAGGTTTATCATCTGCGGTGTTTTCTATATATTTAATTTCGTACTCAGGGTATTTTTTCTGAATTTGTTGAAAGGCTTCTTCTTCACTACTTGCGTATTCGTGACCTTCTTTTTCACGAGTAAAATCATTTACGTCTTTATTTGGATTAATTATGTTGTAGTAAAATTCTTTTTCTTTAGAATCATCTTCGGGTTTATTGTTTTCTAGTTCTTCATATACAGGCGGTTTATTTGATTTAGTTATTTTAGTAAGAGCATATCCTAGTTCTTTAACTTTTTGTTGAGCTTCTTCTTCTGAACTAGCATTAATAGAATCTTTAACTTCTGTGCCTGTAGAATCCATTGCTTCGTAGTCATATCTAAACTTTGATTTTTTTTCTTTTGTTTCTTCTGTATTAGGAATTGCATTAACAATAGAATCTACGTCAATAGTGTCGTGATCTTCGTAAGCATTTCCACTGTAACGGTTAAGAGTTTCGGCTAATACTTCTGCCCAACCTGCTGGTACTTCTTCTCTAAATCGAGGAATAGCTTGTTTAGATTCTGCATTAATCTTTGTTGTAGCTTCTTCTTTTTTTTCTTCTTGTTTTTCTTCTTTTGTTACGTCTGGATTTTTAGTAACTTCTGGTTTTGTATCCTTAGCATCTTCTGTTGTTGCATCACTAGGTTCTGAAATAATTAACGGTTCGTCATCATCTTTTTTTACTTCGGTAGTTGTTTCAGCGGTGCTGCGTTTAATATCATTAAGTCGGTTTAATTGATTTTGAACAATAACCAGATTGGCTCTAGCGATCTTTTGAAAGATCGGGTTTGCCATTGTCTTAAGATAAGCTTCTATTTTTTTCTGTTCTTGTTCTAAAGATCCTCTTCCGCTTTCATCTATTCTTTTAACTGCGGTAGGATTTAATGGTTTTACTTCTTTATCTAAATCGCCTCTGTCTGCACCCGTAAAGTTGTCAACTTCTTTTTGAAGTAAATAAGCAACAGTAGCAGGGTCAAAGTTAGAGGTCTTATCTTTAAATGCTTGATCTCCAGACAAAGAGTGACCCATTAATGCTGCAAGAATCATATGGGAGTTTAATCCCCCAGATCGACCTATCAATCCATCAACAGCAGACATACCGTTAAACGCTCCATGATTTTTTTCAAGTTGAGCATTTACTTGTGGAGTTTGCATTAACTCCATAGGTACTTGTATTTGTGAAGCAGCACTACCGTATAGATCGCCATCTCCCATTTTTCTAGGAACAAATTTAGCTGCTTTATTAGAAGGACGTGCTGGCTCTTTTGTTGGTTCGGAAACAATTTCTGGTTCGACTACTGGTGCAGCATTTTCAATGCTTTTGTCATAAGCAGCTTGAGCATTTTTAAGTTCTTCTTCTGCGTTTTCAAAAGCTAAAATTTCAGCAGGCGGTTGATTTTCTCTTAATAAAAATGCACGATCTTTTAATTTTTTTTCTTTTTCAAAAGCTATTCGTGCATTAACTAAATCTGCTTTTAAATTTTTATTTTTGGGTTTTAAAGGATTTCTATCTGTAGGTTTTATTTTTGGAGTTTCAGCAATGTCGGGGTCAACATCTCCACTTTTAGCGTGTCGAGTATCAATTTCATTAGCATTTTCATCGTATCGATAATAACTTCCATTTTCTCCTATATATACTAAATCACTATTTATATTTTTAGATATTGTTCCAGGGATTCCGGGTTTGAAATTTTTTCTTCTTTCTATTTCAGAATTGATTGTATTTCTTTTTTCTTGTTCTTCTAAAGTATATCCCTCTTCTGATGGCTTCATTTCATCAAGAACATCCTTGAGTGTTTGAAAACCCCAGTGTTTAATCATTTCTGTAAAATTTGAATATTCGTCAGACTGCTCATTTGTTGGTAAACTTATTGGTTTTTCTGGTGGTACTACTGGTTTAATAATTGAAGGACGTGGCTCGGGATTTAAATCAATCGGTGGAGTTTTAGGGGTGATACTAATAGTAGGATCAGCGTGTCCTGTTACACCAAAGCTTGTATGAATTTTGCCATCTTGATAAAGATACTGTAATCCATTCTCTCCAGTATAAACTTCTTCGTTATCTTTATTTTTAGATAAAGTTCCAGGAATGCCAGGTTTAAAATTGTCTCTTCTTTCTATTTCTTTATCTACGTTAGCGTTATCTTCAATTTCAAAATCTTGCCAATTTGGACTTCCATCTGAGTTGTAACCTTTTCTAGGTTCTCGAAATTCTTGCTGTTCTTTTAATTCAGAATACCTATAGTCTAGAAAACGATTTTTCTTTGGTGCTGTTGCTGAAGAAGTAGTTTCTGGTGCTAATTCTATTTCTAATTCAGCTATAGCTTTATCTATCTCTTTGATTTCGTCTTCGCTTAATGGAGGAGCAGTTGCAACTTTAGGTTTTGATTTTGCAACATCTTTTGGTGTATTGTTTTCTTTTTCTTTTTTCTTTTTATTTAAAACTCTAAATAACGTTGCTCCCGCTACTCCAGCAGTTCCTAAAGCAAGAGCTATTAATCTTCCAAAATTTGAACTAGGCTTTTCTTTTGGATTTTCTGAAACCTCTGGGGTTGCTATTTCAGACTCCATTGGAGAAGGAGTAGGTGCTGGGGATGGAGGTTGGTTTAAAGTGTTGTTTGGAGTTTGTATGTCTCCCGAAGCTTCAACGTCTTTAATGTGTGCTTCTTTTTGAGCACGGGAAAACTTTCTCCATTTACTAGGATCAATAGATTTTTTAGAAAACAAACCTTTTTTTAAACGAGCAGCTCCTTTCATTAAAGAAAGAGGTTTTTCATTTCCTTCTATATCTGCAACATGAAGATGACCTTCAGCAGCAAGTTTTTCAGTTAGAGATTCACCGTCTACTAAAATGTCCCCAAGAAGTCGTTGATATTTATCTAACTTTGGTTTTCCTTCACTATCTACTAAAACTTTTGCTTCAATTTTTTTTGCATTAGCTAATATATTTCTTGCTGCATCTTCTGCTTCTCGTCCACCTGGCTGATCAAGTTCTCCTGGTCCATGAGCAACTTCCGGAGCATCTCCTTTATTAAGTCTTAATTTACCTTTACCCGTGTCATAAGTATCAGCATCTTTAATAAGATTACTAGTAAGAGGATTTTTAACGTTCATTGGAAACGTTACGTATTTTTCTTCTTTTATAGAAGCCGGTTTTTTATTTGTTGAGGTAGGTTTTGAATTTACCGGAATAGTAGGTAAAGATAAAGCAGGGGTTGGTTTAGCCGTAGGAGCTGTAGAATAAAACGGAGCTTGTGACCCTGATATAATACTGTCAGGTGGAACATTTGTTGAGCCTTTAATTCCAACTTTAGGAGCATTAGGATTAGTAGATCGTAACAATGGCGGGTTATTTTTACTGGATTGTTCAATTGCTGATGGTATAGCTACAATAGTATCTACAACATTTTTAACTATGTTATCAAGATTTTTTTGAGGATCTTCGGGTTTAGGTTCTAAAGGCAGTATTCCACCTTGGCTGTAAAGACCTCCAGCAGCTAACCAAGCTTGTTCTTTTTTATCTTTTTCTTCTTTTTCTTTTTGATTTTTTTCTTCTAAAGCTGCTGTTTCCTCAGCCGTCGGTGGAGGGCCTGCAAGTTGTGCTGCTTTTGCATCTTCTTTTTGTTTCTTAAGTGCTGCTACTCTAGCAGCTTCTTTTTCTTTTTCCGCACGGATTTGTTTAATATCTTCAACAGCAGAAGATGGTTTAGCAGCTTCTTCTGCTTTTCTTTCACGGTCTGCATAAATACTTAACTCTGCTGCATTTGGACTTTTATCTTTACGACGATCTTCAATTCCTTTTTGGAAAAAGTTTTCACGGGCTCTTGGGTCGCCTATTACACTTCCTTCAACACCGTTATTTTTATTTACAAATCCCGCGGCTCTTTCGTCTTCTAATGTTCCAGCCCCTGCCATAGAAGCCATTAACATTGGAACAATAGCTGCTGCTAACATTGGTCCAGATAAAGAGTTTTTAATTGCAGCTACAATAGAATATTTAAAATCACCTGCGGGAAGGTTTTGATCTTTTAATCCAGAGACATCATGGCCTGCAATACCTTTTAAAACGGCTGCAAGAAGTTCTTCAAAAGAAGATAAGTATTTGCCAGAGTCAAAAGCACCTGCTAAATCTCCCGATTTCTGGTTGCTAATTGCTCCGTATGCACCTTGAAGCTCTCCTCTAGCTTGAGCTAAGTCGGCTCCTTCTGCAAATAAAGCGGGTATCTTATTAGAAAGACCATGAATAAAAGCTTCTTCCATAATTAAAGCTATTACTTTGGCTCTTGCTTCAGCATCATTTCCTAAAATAGCAGCGTCAGGAATTGCAAGAGTAAGTGATTGTTTTAAGTTATCACCTTCACCTTTTGTTCCTACACGACCTTGATATTCTCCATCTTTTCCTTTTATGCTTTCACTACGAGATATTTTTATTTTGTCAAATATTTTGTAGATGTTTATGCCCATTTCATTTGAAATGGTTTTTAATAGGTTTTTTACCCCTTCAACATAAGAAGCATCAGTGACAACTTTATTACCTTTATTTATTCTTAATTCTGCATCGCCTTCTTTTTGATTGATGTTTTGTATGCTTGAATCTTTTCCGGAATAAAACTTTTTGATAATAGAAGAAACTGTTTCAACAACAGATATTAAATTTTTATCTGGAGTTTTACCAGAGTCGTTAGCTAGGTTTTTTACTATGCTTGAAACGTTTTCGCTAGGGGGTGTAATTGAACTTTTAAGTTTTTGAAATTGAGAAGCTAACGCTCTAAATATTTGATCTTGAATTTCAGTATCAACACTTGCGTCATGTGCTGTACCTTCTGTAATTATTCCAAAAGCTTCTTTTTGAACTTCAATTGTAAATATTGTTTTTCCATCTTCAGAAGCTTCTTGTTGTTTTATAGAATCAACAATACCTGATCTGTTTTCTTTTTCTTCTCTTTTTTTTGCTTGATCTAAAGCAATTTTTGTAAGCTTTGTCTGAAGATCAGAAGTTTTAAAATGTTTTTTTTCTATTTCTATTAATTGTTTAATTATGTAATCAGTGTTTACATTTGCATATGAAGCGGAACCTATTTCATTTTTTCTTTTATCAACATTTCCAACAATTTTTAACATTGCATTTTTTATTTCGTCATTATTAGCATTAGCTAAATCGTCTTCATATGTTCCTTTTCGATTAATTGTTGCTGTAGGATCTTTCTCTAACATTTCTGCAATTTTATCTGTTATACGTTTTGCAGCATTTTCTGGAGTTAAAGTATTTCCAGCGTCATCTTCTTTAAGATACGTTTCATTAAAATCTTTAAATTTTGGGTCTTTGTTTAAATCGAGAGTTTCATCTGCCTTAATAAAAATGTTTAAAGGTTCAACTAAATTTTTTCCTAAAGCATCTTTCATAATCATGCTTAATTGAACAATCTGAGCTTCAATTGCATGATTTTCAGAATTAACAGGGGCTGTTGGCGGTGATACTGTCTCAGCATCTATTGTTATTACATTTTTATTTTTAAACAGATTTCCAATATTGTTTAAATCTAAAAGTATTGAAGATAAGTTTTCATTTGAATCAGAATTAGAGTCGGAGTCATTATTAGCGTCTATAAGCTTAGTAACTAAATTTTCTGTCTCTAATGTTTTTTGACCTCTTGCTAACGCTTCTTGTGTGCTTTGGGTTAATGTTGAAACAGGAGCAGATGTATTAGTTGCAGAAGCATCTTTTACTCCATAAACTGAATCTCTTGCATCTTGTTTTTTTTGTCTTCTTGTTTTAAAAAGATTATCTTTGTTATCAATACCAGCAGCAATTAATGCAAGCTCGGCATCTTTAAACCACTTTTCTATTCCAAGTCGTTCTAAATAATAATTTTTAAGCTGTTCTAGTTTTTTAAGATACCAGTTATTTTCTTCTGGAGGTTCAATCTTTGCTATTTCTTCTTTAGACAAACCTTTTATTTTTTCTTGATATTCTTTTTCTGCTACATCATCTTTTTCTTTTTGTCTTTTTTGACGAGGAGAAAGATCCGCATTTTTAATTGCTGCCATAGCTTTTTTATGAGCAGCAGTTACGTTTTCTTTTTCAGTTAAATAGTTAACATAAGACCGTAAAGGTTTTTGATAATGCTCCCCAAATTTGTTGATGTCTTCAGCTAAAGAGTCGGGTTGATCTAAAAAGCTTTCGTAAGTTCTCTTATTAAAAGGCTCTAACGGCTTTTCATCATTTTTGTGATTATCTTTGTTAGTTTGCCGTATTGCTTCTAATCTTTCTTGATGGGCTCGATACTCTATTTCTTTGGCAACTAAATACTCAACGTAGTTGTTTAGAGCACCAGCAGATTCTGTTTGTTCTTTTTTATAAGTATTTACAGCGTTTGCTTGTTTATAAGCATCAACATTCCCTGGCATGGGAAAGTCTTGTTTTCTTTGTACATCTTTTTCTTCTTTTTTCTTTTCATTTGCTATTCGTTTAGCATCTTGAAATTTTTCGTATAGCTCAGATTTTGTTTCTAAAAAAGCTTTGTACTTTGCTAAATTTTCTTGATTCCTTTTTACTTCATTAGCATTTCGTTCTGCTACTACTTGCTTGCTTTCGTTATAAGATTTTGTCCATTGAGCTTTCTTTTTTAAATATTCAAGGTGTTTTTTTTCACTCTCAGCGTCTTTTGGGCTGGAAACTTTTGGATCTTCATTAAACGCTTTGGTCCATTGAGCTTTCTTTTTTAAATACTCAATATGATCTCGTTGATCTTGAGTCATACCACTACTGTCAACAGCTTCTCGTTTAGCTTTTTCTTCTTCGTAAAATTTTGTAGATGCTTCAGATTTCCTTTTAAGCATTTTTACGTAATCAGCTAATATTTCGTCATCGTTAAGAGTGGGATCTTTTACGTTGTTTTTTGCAGCGAGTTGTTTACGAATAAGAATCTTTGCGTTTTCACGCATAGCAAAACTTGCAAGAATTTCAGCGTCAGATTTTTCACCACCACCACTACTACCACTTCTAGCAAAGTGACTAGCAAGACCGCCTCGTTGCCCACCGCCTTGATTGTCGTTACTAAACAGGGATCGAGATGCTCTCATTTGAAATGCAAGAGCGTGGAATTCTACTGCAATGTGCTTGGCAGAATCTTGAATAGATTCTAATTGAATACTAAAACGGTTTAAAGAAGCGGTCATTTGAGAGAACTGCTCAAATATTTTTTTGACCGCTTCTGCACCGGTGTAAGGTACTTGTGATAGTTTTGGACGACCGTGTTCTTGTCCTTGACCGATCATAAGGGCTCCTTACAATTTAGGGGAAGGCTCACTATTTTGTTTGTTCCAAAGTTTTTGAGTCTCTTCTTCTGAAAGACCTCTCCAATCTTTGTTAACTTTCCAAAATAGTTCTTTAGCCGATTGATATTGACCAACTGGTTCGTCTGCCGATTTTGGTCTAAAATACAAGTTTTTAACTTGATAGGGGGTGAGCTTACTTATCTGCTCAATACTCAAGTTATATGGGTCACGTAATAACGTCGCAAAGATCTCTGAGATACTTATCCGGCGGCCTGGTTCTGAGCTGCCTCCGGACCACTCGGGTTTGGGTCGGTGTTCGCCTCTCCAACTTTTTCCATCATTTCTTCTAATCGTGTTTGAACAAGATCATCAATCGTATCAATTTCAATCTCAGGATGATTAGGAAGAAGACAAATATGAAGAATTTTTTTAAAGTGAGTAAGCGTTTGCATAGCTCTCATACAAGGAGCAGATCCAAATGCGTAATACCCTTCTGCAATATCTTTTTGAGTTTGAGCAATTAACTCTGCGTACTCTGTTTGTGTTAAATACTGACGCATTCTTTTTGCAGTCTTAACCGCAGTGTCTTCTAAATACTTTTCAAAATCACCTTGAATTTTGTATGTCCAAGGAGAGCATGTATACTTTACACCGTTGTGCTCAAAGGTACTACCAAGCCCCAGTGCTTTAGAAATCTCAGCCATATCATTCTCCTAAATGTTATAAACTTCATAATCCGGACTATTGTTTTTGCCTGAAAAAGTAATTTTTGTAATGCCTTTAGCTTCAGCAGTCTGAGTACATTGTGTAATTAAAAAGCTGTTAAAAAGCCAATAAGCATTACTACTACCTAAAGCAGGCAACGTTGAAAAATTAGGCGAACTTCGATATTTATCTGGGTATAAAGCAAGAGCTATTGTTCTCCCTGCTGTTAATTCAAAGCCACCCGAAAACCAAAATTGAACTCCACCAGAAGTTGAAGCTGTATCATAAAAAGCTTCTACATTTACAATAATTTCAGATACAGTTGGAATAGCATACTTAGTGTTTATTTTTTTAGGATTGTTTCGAATACCAGCAGCAATTTGAGCACCTTGAGTGCTAGTAAGATCTGCTGTTTCAATTGACATGTCAACAGACCATTTATTTGCTTTTATAACTTGCCAAGGTCCGGGAGTTGCTGCTGACGCATGAAGTGGTAAAGCTGCATAAGTTGCCATAGCAACTCGACCACCCCACCCTGCAATTACTGCCATAATACATTCCTATTTATAAAAGGAGAGCTTAAGTAAGCTCTCCTTCTATTAAAATTAAAACTAAGCTATTTGAATACCTGTACCACCGGAAACTTTTCCAGCTAAAGTATATTTAATAACTCCGCGAACTTCTGTATCAACGGTAAGGTTTTCTACAAAAGCATTAAACATAAACTTTTTAGTGTCACCAGCACCTGCGTAGTCAACACCAGAAGCCACGCCTTTGTTAGTAAACAATTGCAATTTGATATAAGCACCGGGCTTAAGCAGAGGAATAATACCATCAACTGCGTCATAATACGCATCAACGTTAAATTCCAAGTCGGACATAGATTGAACATAACGGCTAATTGGAGTGTTAGCTCCGTCAGCACCACCAGTTGTTTCTTCAAAAGAAGAAGCATCTTGCAGTTCGGTTTTGTAAGTTACAGACCATTTGGTTGCAAGTAAAGCAATCGCGTTGCCAACACCTGCACCAGTAGGACCAACAGCTTGAACTAGTACACGACCACGAAAACCGGAAATTGCTGTAGCTGGCATTTAGAAACTCCTTAATTTTTTATAAACAGGGGGATAAATAAACAACGCTGGATTACTCCCCAGCAAAGCCTACACGAACAATGACAGGGTTTGATCCGTCATTATTTTGAATTTTAAGTATGTCAGCGGTAGTTAAAGTTACTGGATAACCAGTAGAATCGTTGCAAGAAAGCTGCATACAACCGCCTAAACGAATTCTAATTTTATCGGTTGCGTCACCAAAAAAACTTGAAAACGCAGCAGTAGCGTGACCGCCTACATAAATAGATGATCCCGTGCTAAGTGTAGAAGATAGTAATTCAATATACATAAGACGGATTTTAGTAAAAGCAATGCTTGCTCCAAATACGTCTGTAAGTGCTCCAGAAAGATCTAAGTTTGCAGTTGCACCTGCTGCAATAGAAATCTCATCTACATAAAATACACTGCACTTACCTTCACCAGTTCCATTTGCAAGAGAACTAGAAAAGTTAAAAGATCCGGAATTAGTGGTGTCAGCTCCTACAGTAGTAGTTTGGGCTGCACTCCAACCAAAACCTGCTCGAATACCGCTAATTGCTAATGATGTAGCCATTTAAAAATCTCCTAAGAATGTTAAAGAACCCTCGTTATCATAATATCGTATATTACAGATCCACGAAAGATCAAATTTCCATCTTTATACCGAAAATTTTCACTTCGGACATTTTGTTCAATTGGCTGCATAGACACGGTTTTGTTGGTTGTTTTTTCAAAAGGCAGGGGTTTCCAGTCAAACGATTCTCTAATTATTTCAAGACATTCATCTATTAAAGCAGCACCCGGAGCGTAGACTATAAAATCTAAATTAGTGCCTTCAAAATAAGTTGCTTCTGTTGTGAAATTAAAACTACGATCTGAATCTCGAATAATTACATAAGGCATAGAAAGCGTTTTGCCTTCTATAGATTCAGGAGCTTCATTGGCAAACATTCCTCCAGTAAACTTGCTCATTAAAGAAGGAGTGGAATACCATTTACTTTTAACGGCTGCTAATATCGAATCGGGATTGTTTAAATCAAGTGATGAAAAAAACGGTAAAGAAATATTATTTTGAGCATCTTTACATACAGCATAAACTTGTTGAAAACTAAAAGCAGGGCGATTGCTTACACGAAGATCACCAGATTGAAGTAATGATCCGTAATATAAATATTGCTCTGTAAAACTATCAGAACTTTTTGTGTAAATATCTACAGTGTAGTTTTGTGGAAAAGATGTTCTAACAATAAAAGAAGTAGAGCTTTCTTTTATTAAATCAAAAGAAGGACTTGGTATGCTCATTAAAGCACCTGTTCCTTTCCTTCAATCATAAATAGTTTGTTTCTACTAGCAATATTCATAAAACCTGTGACTATGTAATAGGTATTAGTTTTTTCTAAACGAATCCTGTCACCTCGTTTTGGTTTTAAATCAACATTAGTGTATATCTGATGGGTAATGATTATTTGTCGAGAAGCATACTCTTGTTTTAAAAGAGTTGAAACAGGTTGAATAGAAGCTGAAATGTTTTCAGAACCTGTTACTGCTTTCCAGTTTTCTCTTTTTGAACCCGCAGAAGCATCTAAGGTTATAACAGACCTTTCTAATGTTACCTTTTTGTTTAATAGAAAAGGAGAAAGCATTAAAGAGATTGCTCCCTATAGCGAGTTAGTATTTGATCTACTGAAGATAACAATGGATCGTTGGTTTTTTGTCGAGGATCAAATATTTGATATTCATAATCACCAAGTTTTTCAGATTGAAGAATACTTCCTACTTCTACATTACGTTTCATAAATGATACTAAAAGGCAAACAGCATACTGAATATCCATAGGTATGATGTTATAACCTGCTGTATAGGTGATTTTTAAATTGCCGTAAGTAGGTCCAATCTCAGAAGCAAGTTTGCCGGGGTAATAAACCCTGCCTGCTTCCATCCAGACTCCACCAATACGAACAAGAAGGCCAGATTTAGATTCTGTTACACCTGCATCAATGTCTAAGGTGTAGTGCATACCAGCAGTAAGTAATGTTGCAGGCCCAAAAGAATTTGCGTTATATCCATAATATGCTTGATAGTCTTCGTAAACAGATTGAACAGAAATAACAGGGCGGTTACGAAGAATAATTGATCGTTGTGAATTACCTGCATAGTATTCTGTATAAGAAGCAGGCTCCAAATTACGCTTAATTCGATTGCTTATAATCGACTCAGCAGCAATTTGGAGCCCTGTTAATTGTGAATTTTGTGTAGCATCAGAACCCGGTATATTGAGAAAGCTCTTTATTTGTGCCAAGCTGGTAAGCATGGTATATCCGGGTTCATGGTTTTAATACTACTAAACAACAAGTGCGCCATTACTATCGCCAGCAATTTTCTTGCTTGCAATGATTACAACAGATAATGGCAAAGCTACTGGCGAACCTGTTACGGTTGCTACGGCTCTTACATATCGTTTGTTGCGAAGAAGTTTGCCCAAGAACTGGAACTGACCGTTAAGGTCTGAACCAGAAAGAGTGTCATAACTCTTAAGGTCTACAAAGTTACTGTTGTCATCGCTCTCTTGAACTTTGACAGCAAGGGTTGGGCTTGTTCCACCGGAAGCAGTTCCGGTTACCAAGAGTGCATTAATAGGGCCATCGGAAAGTTGAAGGTCAATTCCGGTTCCGGTTACTGAAGAAGCAGGAGCTGTTACGGGAGCGATTGAAGCTGCACCCATTCCTTGATTCTTTAGATCTGCAATAAAAGTAGCTGGCATGAAAAAATTCCTTATATTTGGGTTTTGAAAACCCAGAGGGGTTTAGCCTCTGGGCAATTACAACTGACTACGCAATGTTGAGGTTGTCGCAAATTACAAATGATGCTTCATGACGAGGAGCTCCGTCACAATACATGATCCCTCGATACCACGTTTGGTCGGTGGTAAACGGTGTATCACCTTGTGTACTGATTTGGAACTCGATAGCACCAGAAAGAGCAATCATATAATCGCTAAAGTCGCCACCAAGGATATAGCTCAAGTTAGAAGAGCTACCCTTAGTTCTTGAACCGCTGATCTGGGTAGACTTGTAAACAGGGTTGCCATACAAGTTACCAGGAGTGGTTCGGCTGTAATCCATGTTCGTGTTTAGTTCACGGAACATGTTGAATACGAATGGACCCTTAGCGTCGTTAGCAACAACAGCATCAGACCTTCTGTTAGCAATTGCTGCGTAAAGAAGAGGACGCATAAGGAAGGATTTGAACTGTGCGTTCTGTTCTTCCACTTTCGCAATCATGTTTGCAATATCTTCTGGTTGAATGGTATCACCATTTGTTCCAGTTACCTTTGCAGTGTGACGGCTAATGTTTGCGTAGTTGATAAGACCTTTAGGTTCATTGCTTGAACCAGTTGCTTCCAACAACGACTTGTCCAATCGAAGAGCAAGTACACGGCTGATATCCTCTCGCAAGAACATTTCAACCGAGACAGAGCTAAATCGGAAAAGTTCGTTTGGAACTTTGCACAAGATTCCGAGCTTCTTGGCTTGCAAGAGTACGTCACCAGTTGCAGGTGTTGAATCTTGAACTGCGTTGGATTCACCAACCCAGTAAGCTGTACCAGCGTTGGTTTGCCTTGGGAAAGTGATTCTGCCGTTTGGTGGCATAGCAATGGTGCGAGCACCAGCACTCATGAACACTTCGTTATTTCTAAGGAGTTCGATAAGTTCGCCTTGGATTGGAGGGGCAACTAATGCACCGCCTTGACTTTCGTCAATCCACGACATAGCTTTTTGAACACCCCATTGTTTAGCACGAATGTTACGAACTTCTTCACGGTCATAACCAGTAATGCCTGCGGTTACAATATCACGGATATCTTTAGCAAAGCCTTCTTCGCCGGGGATTTCAGCAATGTAATCGCTGCCAAAAGGAGCCATAATGGTGTTAGTGTGAGCTTTGTTGTAACCAAGACGGTCTACATAAAGCTTTTGAAGAGCTTGAGCGGTTTCCCATTCAACTCTTGCATTTTCGGGAGAGAGTTCGCCACGAAGAAGACCAAAAAGTTTTACGAAGCTATAGCCTCGCGAACTCATTGAGTTTTCACCTTTGCGAACTTGAGGAGCGTTAAGTACCGAGCTGTTCCTTGCGGACTTGCTGGTGCTTTCGATTTCACTCAGTTTGTTTTGAAACTTTGCCTGAGTTTCGGTAATGCTATTGATTGCATCAATAACAGGCTTAATGTTTTTCCCGGCCATAGTGTTTTCCTTTAAACAGGGGATGGGGAGTTTTTAAATTCACCACAAAAAATTTTCGATTCCGTTTCGGGAAACACACCAAGTGTTCCCCCTTGTAAAAGATGACTTCCTGGCGATGATTGAATCAAAGTCGGAGGGTATCTTCGGCATTGACCATATTCTGTCTCTGGAACGTTTTTCCAAAAACAACATTGACGACAAGTGCCAGAGATGTCTTTTGACTTTGCCATGGTTGTTATCGTTTACCTGTCACTTCAAAAAGACGCTTGTTTAAGGCATCTTGATTGCTTTTCAAAGCCATCAAAGAATTGATAAGAGTTTTCATCTCATCTTCTTGTTCAGCTTTGTCTTCTTCTTCAGCTTTAGAAGAAAGAGCGTTGCAGCACTGATCAAGTTTCTCATGGATACCCTTGAGAAGTTCTGTATGAGCAGAACAAGATTCGTGCATAGAGTGTAAAACTTCGGCCATAGATTTAATAGCAGTATGGGTGGGGTCCTCATTTTCTGCTTTTTCTTCAGATTCATCTTCATCAGAAGCTTCTGCTTTTTCTTCTTCGGAAGCTTCTTCTTTCTCTTCATCTTCGTCATCGTCTTCAGCAGCTTTTGCTGCTTCTTCAATTTCTTTTTCTTCTTCATCATCTGCTTCGTCAGCATCTTCTGAAGCTTTTATTTCTTTTTCCTTATCGTCTTCATCTTCTTTTTCATCTTCTTTTTCTTTTTTCTTAGCAGGCTTACCTTGTGCAGGGGGAGGTACAAGATCTTCCATTGCACTTTTAAACCAGTTTTTTTCTTTTATGCTCACGGTAGCAAACTCCTTAATGTCTAAATCTGGAAACAACGCTTTAACTTCTTCAAGGCCAGAGATATTGCGATATTCCAGAGGAAGTAAGTATAATACTTTATAAACTTTAGCAAGCTGATTGTAAACCCCTAATTTAAGTTTTTTAGGTATGTCCACACCTTCTTGCAAAGACAAGAGTACCGCCATGGCCATCTTGACTTCTTTGACACTTGCCTTGACTTTCTCATTTCCTAAACGTTCAAAAATAGAAATGTAAGATTTTTTCTTTGATCCTTTATTAGGATCGTAAGCCCAATTTTTTAAGGAAATATCTCTTTTAGATATTTTGCACTCTTTAGAAACAGGTTTGCCTTTAGGCATCTTTCTCATTCTAGAATTAAAGGCAATAGTTTTATTAGCCCATGTAATATGTTTTTTTGTCCAAGATTCTTTCTTAGTTGAAAGGAGTTCTAAGTTTCTTTTAATAGGACCTGTACTTAAAGATGCTTTTTTAGAACACTTATTTTCACTCCAAGCTTTTAGCTCTTTGTGTGACATGTTAGTTTCTTTTTTGTACTTAGCATAAACTTCGTCACGCTCTTCTTTATCTACTGATTCTTTAGTTTCTTCTTTAATAACTTCTTCAATACCAGGAGTTGGACCTTGAGGTAAAACTCCAATAATTTTTACAGTGTCATCTGAAGTTAAAGGCAAGATAGGTGCTTTAAAATAAGAAGATTCTAATGCTGCAAGAGATACAGATTTTTTGACAGACAAGGGAACGTAAGAAGATAAAGCTTTACGAATAGCAGGCGAAATCTTTTCTCCTTCTACATGACCTCTAGACAAATGAGCTGCAAGAGCTTCTTGATTTGCAGGGATAGGAACTACAGACCATTCAATCATATCCCACTCTAAAAACCGTAATGCTGGAACACTGTGAGATTGATTGCCACGAAAGTCTAAAATCTCTTCGCCTGTTTCTAGGTCTACCATATCTTCGCCTTCATCATCCATAATGATAGAAGCTCTAATAGGTAAAAAACCTATAGAAGACGCTTGTAGTTCTTTACGAGCAATAAGACGAAATACTATTTCTGACTCACGGGTTTCACCGTGAAAATAAGCGGTAGAATAAATCTTATCGTCAAATATTTCTAAAGTTAAGTTGCCTTCGGGGTCACGGGCAGATGCAATAGGAAGCTCTTCGGTTTTGTGTCCAAAAAATACGCGGGGATTTCTGCTGTAGTTTTTAAGATGATTAACGCACCCTCTTGGAATTACTATGTCTCCATGACGATCACGGGCAGACGTAGTAATGACAAACCTTGCTGTCATTCGAGAAGTATCAATGACTGGTGGTTCAAGATCGTCAGAGTCAAGGGCTACAAGGGAAGACGGGGATTCGGATAAACAATGGGCCATGTTTCGGGCATATTGTGCGGAGAAGGGCAATACTCCGGCTTTGGCCATAGAAGAATTAAAGTGTTTTTTTCGATCTTTAATAAAAGACCGAATTACTTCGGGTGAGGAAACGTCAAGAGATTCGGGAATTTGAAACTTACTCATAGTTATCCTCTGTTGTCATTGGGCGATGATAAAGGTTGGCTAGAAGGAGGGTGTGTACCGCCCATAGGATTACTTGCAATGTTTACTGGAAGTATTGGGCTATCTCCCCAAGCAGTTGGGAATGGCTCTCTGCCACGCATAACACGAACTTCATTAGGAGTAATCGCACCACACATAAGATCGGTTTGAATTTGTTTTTCAGTAAGCTCTGGATCGTGCGGGGTAATGTCTTCCCACCAAACTTTTAAAGATTCATCATAACGATGAGCAATCTTTTCAGTAATTACTTGACCAAAGTATCGAAGAATAGGGTTAATAGTTTGCTGCATAAATGCAGCTTGTGAAGCCATTACAGAGCCGTAGGTCATTTCTTTGTTAAGACCTGCTGCGGAAGCGGGTACACCAAACAAGGCTAAAATGTTATCTCGAATTTCTGTAGCGGTTTCACCAAAAAGCATTTCGTTAATCCCTAAAGACAAGGGGTTAACTGAAACTCCTGGAGGTAAAAACATTGGACGGTTAGATCGAGTATCACCAGAGTAACGAGACATAAACTTAGCTTCAATACGGCGAAGATCTTCGTCACTAGGGTCTTGAAACTTTCCATCAAACTGTACTGCAACAGTTGGAAACGTTCCGTTTTTATAAGAGTGCCAACGAGAGCGATTAATCATTTCAGCGGTATCGCCCCACTGTGCACCTGCCGTTAAAGGAGCGTAACCATCAATCTTTGAAATTGGGCTCTTATCTTTAAACACTACTATTTCTTCTATTGGAAGAAATTTCCTAAAGTAATTGCCTTCGATAGGACGAATTTCATAGCCTTCGATAAGCTTGTCTTTGCCCACAATAGGCCACATCCAATGAGAAGGTACTACCCAGATTGCAGCAGGGAGACCAAGGTCGTTAAGAGGCATCCACCAGTAAGCTATGCCAGTAAGGTGATGAAACATGATGGTTTCATACCAAAGGTCATAAGAGGTGTCGGGATCGTTAGGGTCTTTAAGGAGCCGAAGCAGGGGATGCTTGTTAGGTACTGGCTCAAGGTCTTCGTGAGAAAGCAAGGGAATAAGGGCTTTTTGTTTTAGAAAGTTATGACGGGGTGAGTTCATAGCGTGATGATAAGTCCACGAAACATTGGGTATTTGAGAAGCTACTTGTCTGGCAATTGCACGAATAGCGATGTAGATCCAATGTTTGAAGTTTCTAACCTGCTCAATGCGGGAATCTGTCCATGCTGAAACGTAAGGTAAAAAAGAAGGTCCGTAAGACAGCAACGTCGATAGATCCCTGTCTGAAGCTTGGTCAGGAGGGAGTCGTAATTTGCGTCTACGCTTTGCCATAGATTTACCCTATAATTAGAATCCTTAATGTATGTATTATGCTTTAAATCTGTAAACGGTTCAATAGGAAAGGGAAAAGTTATGCTTGAATCTTATATGGAATCACTTTTTACTCCCAAAGACGGTAAAATTAAATCTTCTGATATACATAAAACTTTAACATCTATTATTAATCTTCCTTCTAGTTTTACTCCTGAGTCATGGGATAAATGGCTAACTAGTTATGGAGGTAAAGCTAATATACCTAAACCTCTTTTAAAAATACTTGAAGGGGATCGTAGTGGTAGTAGGTCTGTAGAAATAAGAAAACTAATTACTGAATATGCAGACAGTATAAGAGTTGGAAGTTTTGAACAGGCTCTTGCTATAAAAAGTTTAAAAGAAGAAATTATTAAAGCTTTTGAAACAACTTTTAATGCAGAAGCTAGTCGCATACAAAGATACACATTAGCTAGAAAAAATAATTTGTTGTCTATTGCAGAAGAAAATACCATTTTAGGCACTAGTGTAATGCCTGCCTCTAAAGCAGCGGATCAAATTGCATTAATGGTTAAACGTGGTGATAGTTTATCTAACCTTAAATCATTTATAAATAGAGTAGGAGCAGGCAAAGACTTTATAGTAAATGTTATTAAAAAATTAAAAGATGATAAAAAAGAAGATATCGCAGCTTTGGTAGGACAAATGGATGCCAAAATAGGAGGTAGTTCTGATTACGAACTTAATCAATTATTAAAATCAATTGAAACAAAAGAAAAAGTAAAGGTTTTTATAAGCACCTATTGCAGAACAGAAAGTATTATGAAGCTTATAGAAATGCTTTCTAGTGAGTCATCTTTTAAAGCTAAGACAGGTTTAGACATTTCTATTTTGCCAGGGATTTTAAATAACAGAAAAACATCTCAAAAAATAAAAGATTTAATATCAGATCAAATTCTTCATAACAATGGTTTTGATAAAGTAATAAAAGAAACGGATATGCGTAATTTTATTTTAAACAAACAACAGGAGTTTATAAAAAAGGCAATTGACACCGGAAAACAACCTAGCATTAGAGTTTTAAAAGAAGCAATTATTTCAAAAGTTCAATTAAAATTACAAGATAGATATGAAACATTATTGTCAGGGATTGTAGATAAAGGTTTAGTAGGGGCTGAATATTATAGTCAATTAACTTCAATGATAAACAATCATGTAATAAATGAGCTTTCTTTTATAAATGATTATGTAACTTATCCTACTAGAAAAATATTAGATAAAAATAATAACGAGATAACAATTAATTCTCTTCACGTTGATAATGTTGTTTACCCAGAAAGGTTAAAAAGGTTTGGAGCTCCTAAAAAAACCAAAAAGCAAGAAGAGAGAGAATCAGATACTGAGTTTTTAAAATTAACTGCTCTTATAAATACCCTGCCCCCAGAAATGAAAGTTGCTCAAAATTTAGTTAAATACAGCATTAAAGCTAAGACTTTACAAAAATTACAAAGATTAAAGGCTGAAGGAAAACATTTAAATAAAAACTCAGACGATTTAAAAGAAAGCATTTTTAATGAACACGGACACATTGTAATAGGTTCTTTATTTAAAAAAGCTTTAGAAGAGTTAGATGCAAAAACAAGCAGTCCTTATGCAAGCACTGTTTGCTTAAGAGCTATTTTATTTTTAGCTAAAGGGTCAGGTACTTGGCGGTCTAAACATGCTTATTTATACAAACAAATTTACGAAATGGCCGACAAGCTTCATGCTGCTGCTAAAGAGTCAGGAGTCACACTTGATCAGTTATTAGATCGTCGTCGATTAGAAGATAAAGATCCCGATGAAAATAAAGGACGTAGAAACGACGTAACAAGAGGTCATAGAAAAGATCCAGATTTTAGTAAAGCAGATTATTTAGACAGGTTACAAATTAGAAATTTGATGAGGGCTATTCCTAAACGGTCAAAAATTATCGGTGAGTATGCTCCACCTTATGTTGATTCTAGGGGTAAACCTTTAAGCCCTGCAATTCAAAAACTGTTTGAAAGATACGTTAGTAATATGAAAACTAACGCAGTGTTTCAAAAAATGGTAGTTGATAACCCTAACGGTATTCATGGACTGTTTATTAATTATTTAACAAGTAAACACGGACAAAGACTGATTAATGATGAAATAGCATTTCGTTTAAAAGATGTAGATAAAGATCCAGAAGTAAGCAAAGCAATACTTGGGTATGAAAGAGTTTTGTACGGTTTACGCTATGAAAGAATTCAACAAAGTCTTGAAAGTTCTCTTGGTCATGTAGATAAAAATACTGGATTTTTCATTCCTCAAAAAAGAAGAAATCTGCTAAGTGGTGAAGCAAATAAAGCTGTTAATAAAACTGGACAATTTGATGAAGCTAAAAAACAAGAGCTTATGGAAGCAGATAGCTCTGAAGATTATCTTTTTGGTATATCAAAAGTAATTCCACCAAATGTACAAGAAAAGTTTCAAGGATATTCTTTATTGGGAATGATACATGCTTCAGAATCAGAAGAAGAGCTTTCTATGGTCATGTCTCATATTCATACGTTAATTCCAAAAGATCATTTAGATACACTTCAAGAAAACGCATCTGTAAAAATTAGTGATGTTCATTTAGAAAAGCAAACTGAACTAAACAAAAAAACAGAAACAGACCAACAAGAATTTTTAAGAAAACAATCTTTAGCAAGGCAACAAGAAATACAGGGGTTAAATAACACTCCCGATGTAACTCGCGGCACTTAAAAACATTTTAACAACTGCCATTCTGGCAGAAAACTTTATTAGCCCCCCGTATTAAAGGGGAGCCCCGCCCTATTTGTACTCCTGTTTGTGTGGATGATTTAACACCCCCTACCCCTATGTGCGTTATGAGTATGCGTGTTGTGTGCTCAGTGGGGTGTGTTGAATATTTAAAGGAGTCTGAGATGAAGAGTAATGTTATTTTGATTTTGGTTTTATCTTTCAACATAGCACTCGGCATTTTGGCTGTTCGATACATAAATGAATGTTCAAAAAATATGCCTGAGGTTTGCACTGTTGCTAGTGTTGTAGCTACTGCTGATTGGAATGATCAATTTAATGCTCCCGGTTGGACAGTATTTAAAACTACAGAGGGTGAAACAGTATTAAAAATTCACGGAAGTTCGGATGGTTATGTATGGTTTTATCCTAACAACAGTAGTTGTCCTTTAACTTTAGTGCTTAAAGAGTTAAAAGTAAAAATCACAAAAATTATCTGTTGTCATCCAGCAGTAGTTAAAGAACGAAGTAATGTTGATGTATCTTTCTTTCAAGAGACTCATCGTTCTTTTGTTTATGCGACTCTTAATATTGTTGAGGGAGAGAATGTTCGGGTTTATAACAAAAACCCTAATTAGCAGAGGACACTCCGAAAAGGGTGTAATGCACTACTTAATCTGATCTAGGTTAGGTAACGGTTCCAAGTCCGAGCATATATGGCTATCTCACTTTGAGGTAGCTGTTTTCGTTTCTAGATCAAGGAGTTTAGTTATGGATAATAATATCGTTGGTCAAATTGCATACTTCACAGTTTGTTTTGCAGTTTTGGTGGTGCTGTTTACTCCTGTTAATGTCTGGTTGTTGGAAAAAATGTTTGCGGTATTAGACAAAGTTTTTATGACTCCAAAAAACTAGCAGAGGACACCTTCGGGTGTAATGCACTATGAAGGCTAGACTTCATAACGGTTCCAAGTCCGGCATATACAGTCATGCTCATGTTGAGTGTGGCTGTTTTTGTTTCTAGATTAAGGAGTTTTACGATGGCTAATGTTAACTTTTGTGTTGTATGTGGTTCTGAAGTTCTTACCGGTGTTGATGCTGGTGAGGCTTTTGCTATTGGGTATTGCGAGTGTATCGCAGTGCCAGAAGTTGATGTTTTTGTTTTGGAGGATACTGATATGCCTTGTTGTGTTCCAGATAACAAAACATTCATTTTTTGTAGCGATTGCGGACATGAGGGAAGTAATCCTTGCAACTGTAAGGGAGTTACAATAGAAGACGAAGAATTCATCTACGTCTATGAAGAAGCAGAGGTTCTTGCTGCTTCTGTTGGTTGTCAATCATGTAATCAAGCTGCTTGTAAAGGGCCTAATGAACGTGGATACTGTCTTGAGTATTACGACTACGAAAACGAAAAAGCACTTCGGAAGTTTCAAGGATTAGAGGAGGATGACCCAGAACCACAGGTAGAAAAAGTTCGCTCCTTTTATGAAGAAGCGTTTTTAATGTTGGCAATCTTGACTAGTTTCTTTCGTCTTCTGTATGCCATCTCAACAGGGAAAGTTAATGATCCTTCCTTGGTCATTGCGTGGTATGCGTTTTGCGGTTACTTGATCTTGTCTTATACCGCAGTCATTCTGTGGTTTGTACTTTAAATAATTTTGACTTAGCTGATAGGCAGCTTGGGAGTTCGACGCTCTCACTAAGTCTTTGATCTGAACTATCACGGATCTTGCAGTCATCTACGCTCTTGTAGGTGGCTGTTTTAATTGATAGCTACTCTAAAGGAGTATTGGTTATGGCTAATTGTATTTGTGGGTGTAAACGACCAGTTGAGCAACGGTGCGGTACTGAAGAGTATCTTGATGACGTTGGAGCTTGTAACATTTGCAACGCTCCATGTTTCGGTTACATCTGCACTCGTTGCGAAACTCTAGAGATAGAGTTGTGTAAAAAACAGGAAGAGGAAATGTTGGAAGTTATGAGAAATGATTTAATTGATCCAATCTTAGATTTTCTTGATCCTGACAATATTGAAAATCGTCGAATACAAAATAACGATTAATAATTAGTTTAGTTGATTTTTCTAAAGCTCATGCGTGTTGCATGGGCTTGTTCTGTTTATAGCCTCTGCGTGTTGCAGGGGTTTGTTCTTTTTATACATAGGAGTTTGATATGTCATTATGGAATTACAGATTGCCAGCAATTGTTTGTTATAAAGATAAGCAGCACATTGCTTACCGATTTACCAAGGGAGGAGTGAAAGTAAAGCTCCTTTCTTGGAAAGAAAAGTTTTCGGAGTCGTTCTTCAAAGCTGTTGGTACTCCTGATAAGAACAGTACCAATGTGATGAATGAACTTGAGGTTAAGACCTTCAACGGTCACGACTACTTCAAAGTAGAAGGCATTGTATTCTCCTGTTCGACAGGAGATGTAATGAAAGATAACAACATCATTAAGTTGTTTGATGGTGTTGAACTTACCGAAGGTACAGCTCTTAGAGAAGACCCTGAGAACGGGTTTTATAAGGGTATGTACAACGCTCATGCTCATAAGCGTCATTTAGAAGACAAACAAGCAGGTATTGTGCCTGCTGTTCCAACTACTACAGCACCAGCTTCGGTGTCTGTGGAGGTGTTTACTCAAGAACCTATAAAGGAGGTAGATAGAGTGAAGCAACATATTCAGCACTTGCTTGATACAGAACGGATCAAGGAGTTGAGCAGTAACACAAAGGTAAAGGGAGTCTACGGCAGGGATTATCATATGATCCGTGCTGTATCCAAAGGTAGGGCCTATAGGGTCTTCACAATGGACAAGGGCAAAGATTGCAAAGAAATCCTTCACGCTATGGAGGGCTTCTTAATAATTGCAGTCAACAAACCCGATACCGTATTATTTGCAGTGTCTGAAGAACCCACTACGTTCTTAGCGTGGTTCAAGGATTTCGGCTTTGGGATCAAGAAAGGGCCAAAGCTTAGTAAACGGTTATCGCAATTCATTAGACCCTATCTAATGTTTGCAAGTTTTGGTCCAAAGATTTTTAACATTAAGATCTTAACCAAAGAAAATTGGTCGGGTGATTTCCGCACTGTTGACGGTGCAAATATCATAAGCACAAGAGCCTTTCGGTTTTTACTCGCAGTAACCGTAGGTAATCTTATAAAAGCCGGTGATCAAGAAGCTGCTGATCTCATTCAGCAGATGGGCGAAGAAAACGTTGTATTCAACGGCAGGCTTTGGTTGCCAGGATATGGATTCATCAAGGGTCAGTTCTTTGTCTCTCCTTTCATCAAGGAAGATTTTGTTATCCACGAGGGTAACATCAAGGATGAGATCCGAGTAAATTGTCCATACGCATACCTTGGTATGGACCCACAGCCCGGTAAACTTTCACTCGAGTCAAACGGTCAGGGGTGTAACAACTTCCCACCACCGTTTGGGATTGGTCACGGTGTAAAAGTTGCTGATAGCTTGTTGTACAAGAATGTTGTCAAAGCTTGTGATAAAGCTTTAGAACGTCTTAAGACTGGCAAGCTTGAGACATCTCTCAAAGACCTCTTGATCTTGTTGCAAAACAACTTGATTGAGGAGAGTGAGACTACCAAGGGAAGACTTAACCTTGCTCACTGGAGTGAGTTTGATTCTCCTAAATCTAACCCTGCATTGTTTGGCAGGGAAGCTAAAGATGGTCTACGTCGCATGGTTGACTTAGATGAGCTTAACATCAATGTCAAAGTTGATGGTGGCACATATTGCCAAACAGTTTCAGAGTCAGTAATGGCTTTGATTGGTGTGCCTACTATCATTGAGAAGGGTACTGTCCAATACAATTCTCGGTGGATGGTTTACGTCATGAATGACGAGGACTACATTGCTAACCTCCCCAACCATGGTGGTCCTGACATGGACGATAAGTTCTGTCAGATACTAATGCGACAAGAAGGTTTTGATGGCATTCGATGCTTTATGTATCGGAATCCATCCGACAGGGGTGAGTACAATGTACTTACCTTCAAGGGTGAGCCACCTGTTAAAATCAGCGAAGTCATCTTACCAGCTAAGATGCCTCTTAAGCTAACCGAGCGGGATTGGAAGTTGCCAGAAGTTCCATCGGCTACAAGGCCGAAAGTAGTTTACGTTGATGCAGATTATGCCATCGACGAGTTTTACAAAGAGCTCGATCTAGAGGGTGCAAACCCTGGATTGGGTATCAACGTAGGCAGCTTGTGGAACGCTTCTAACCCTGACGTGTCGCTTAGAAATAAGCACATGCCTAGCAATGAAGCTCAGGTTGACTCTACCGTTCAGCTTAAAGACGGTGTTGATATCGTCTTTATCAAAGGCTGCATGGTGAAAACTATGAAGGAGGTTCTTCAATCTACTTGGATGGTCGATCACCGCAGGTTGCGCAACGTCAAGAAGATGTTCAAGGATGACGCTCACTACAACTCTTGGGTTGCAAAACTCAAGAAGCAAGGCCGTCTTCCCGAAGCTGGCAACTGGTGGACTCGTCTAGTTACTGAGTGTGACAAGGTGGTTAAAACCACTATTGAGAAGATTGACCAGACTATCGAGTCAGTCAGACTTCGTAACAATTACAACCTTATCAGCCCTACACCTCTTAATGCTTCACAGCTTGAGATGGTTGCTAGGTATGTCTCCAAGATGATGCGTGTTCAAGGTGCGTGTGGTCGCACACCAGAGACTCGCAACACCGGACTTAGAAATGCTAAGGACAGCATCACCCAGAAAGGCCACGAATGGATCGCCAAGGGTATGAAAGAACACTTCAACACCCTGTGTGATAAATTCGCAGCATGGGGACTGGTTGAGCAAGACGGGGTCAAACTCAGCAGAACTCCTGTTCGTGTTGCTATTGCAATAGCGCACGTAGTTAACAACCACTCCTTCGTAGGTAGAGAAAACCCAATCGTCACGGATTGGCTAATGGATCGTAAGGAATACTTCAACACCTACTTGAGTATCCTTAAGACCTACAAGAAGGTTACTGCTACTAAGTAGCAGATAGTCTCTCTCACTTCTAATCTCCTCGCAAGGCTTCGCGGGATAGTCTTTGGCTCGGAACAAGGCCTTCGCTCGGAAGCCTCGCTCAGTCCAACCAAGCAAAACACACGGACAGTAGTAGTCTCTCTAGCATGGTAGCGGTAGTGGTGTGGGGAATAGAGGCATATGGCTTCTATTCAATTATCTACTTATCAAGGAGTATCTATCGTGCTAGAAAAATTCGCTTTCATTTCCCGTCACATTCCAACCGAAAGCCAAGTTCGCTTGGCCTTGGAAAAAGGAATTGAGCTTGTTCATGTTGGTGATCGGGACGGGTTCACTATTAACCCGAAAGAATTTATCGCTGCCGATTTTAGAGGAGTCGTGGTCGTTCACGCTCAAGCAGCCCTGACTTGCTTTAAGTACGGATTCTCTGTCGGCGTGTTTAACAATGTTAACAGGGCTCCTCTTGGTGAGAAGCCAGTGTTCGAGACTACTGAGTTATTCATAACAGAAAGGAATATCTAATGTTCAATTTGTACAAGCCCGTAAGGGCAGGCTCGCATTACGAGTTAGACCTTGATCTTAACTTCATCTGCTTGCATCCATTCGAGATGCAAGCACGTGAAGAGGCCGCACGGTCTAATGATGATGAATATCACGGAGGGTACTTCACTCTCCGTGACTTAGTAAAATTCCTCGATCATCACAACATGAAACTAGAGGATCTCCGTCACTGGAGTCCACCAAAGAAAGGGGCATAATATGGGCATCTACATAGCCCGTTTCCACACAGATTTACTAGTAGAAGACTATCCCACTCCTTACGGAGTGGGTGAATACAACGAAGCAGTAGCCTATGTGGAAGACTACTGCAATCGCATAAAAGGAATCGAGCCCCGCTTCGATCTCGTTCTCTATACCGGAGATGGCAGAGAATATGAACGAGCCAGTATTGAATACTGGAAAAAATACCTTCCTAATCCTCTTCACCCTCAAGGGTGATGGGGATTTTTTTTAAAAACCCTGTCGCACTTCGTGCCCACTTTATATTATCCGCTCCCTGTCGCTCGCTCCCTCAGGAGGTAAGCCAATGCTGTTAGTGGTACTTCAAGTAACCGTGCCGGTAGTGGTGTGGGGATACTACCACGCTGTTGTGCGTAAGATCCTATAACTCATCCTATCTAAGGAGTATTCGCATGTTGACTAACGTACAAGGACTTATTAACGAACTAACTACCTATCAGATTAATGAAGGGTACAAGCTCGGGGGCAAGGGCCCTGCTATGAAAAAGCTTGCTGGAACTATCAAGGAGATCTTTCCAAGCTTATCTGATGCAGACAAAGGAATCTTTCTTGCAACAGTAGGAAGAGGCAGGTTCGCAATCAACAAAGACATATGGGATATGTTTTGCGAAGCTGTAGGCATCGAAGCCCCTGCACCAACACCTACACCAGCTCCTGCTACACTAGCACCGCAGACAAACAAGGTTGCGGGCGAGATCTTGGAGCATGTCAAGGGGCACTTGGTAGCCATCAACTTGCTAGACAAGGCTATGGAAGCACAGTTGAATACCATGGATCGTCAAGCTGAAAAACTTGACTCTCACCAAGCTATCCTACAAAGCTTAGTAGGCATGGTTAGCGACCTACAAAAGCAAGTTGCTGAACTCAAGAAGCCTGCTTCACCCCGAAGAGGAGCAAGAGCTAAAGTCGAAGACAGTATCGAGCTTGCTTCCGTGTAAACCAAAAGCCTCTACCCGAAAGGGTAGGGGTTTCTTTTTTAGAAAACCCTGTCCTCGCTACGCTCGCTCTGGATTCGTACGCAGTCGTTCCTCCTGCGGGCAATTGGCAAACGCTAGTCGCTGTTACCCCCTGTCTTGGTGTGGGGTTTCCAACCTTTGGCAAACCACCACGGACTTCTAGCGGAAAAAGAAGACAGTATAAAAGGATCTCAATGTCCTTAATGTAACAAGATGGTGGGGAAAAGGTTATGGGGAACTAACTTCATTTCCTAAATTACCTACTTTATCACATCTTTTACGCTGTTTTTCCGTGTGTGGCGGTTTCGGTGTGGGGCTTTACGTCGATGCGTACTGCCCTTTTTCGTTTCCAGTTCTTGTAAAGGAGGTAGTTATGCCACGTAGAAAGTGCCCCGTCAGAGATGTCAGGGTGCAGAGCACAGTGTTGATTGATGTCAGCACCAGTGAGCGATTCAAGGTACTCACAAGTGATGAGTACGCATTATTTCTGGAAGGACTTGTTGTCCAATCAGAAGGTCAGAATCAAATGAAAACTACAAAGGAGATTTGCAATGTTATTTAGTTCCAACAACAGCGTTAACTTTCGTCAAAAACTGGTAGTCCTCGTAGGCTTCCAAGTATGTCTTATACTAATCGCCAATGTGTTTTGTGCAAACGAAACAGCGGAGGCAATGGTATATGAACTGCAAATGGATGAAATGGCAGACTACTACGAAGGAAAAGAACGAGTCAAAAATAGACTCGCAGAACTTGATCTACAACGATGCTGCTCAGGCAGAGTTGCAGAAGAAAAAGAGTGCAAAGTAGAACACTGCCACTGCATGGGTATGCCAAATGCTGAGTGCCAAGAGATCTGGTGTGACAACCCAGAGATCATAACTGATGAGATATGGTTCATGGATCAAATGGACATCTCACGGATTAATATTGATCGTAAATACAAGGAAGGAAAATACCTTCTCTTTGTAGATAAGATCGGAAGGGTATTCAGATTTGATTTGTCCTTAGAATCAGAAGAGTATAAACCCCAAAAAATAAAGGAGTTCATACGTGATTAGTACAACACAAGAAGCGTTCCAATTCTTTGCAATCATACTGTCAGGTTTCATACTCTTTGGAACCTGCATACTATTAGGATATAAATTACTATGCCTAATCTAAAAGCAAAGTTATTTCTACTACTCACCGGAGGCATACTATTTGTCTCCGGTTGCAGTAAACCCGATGAAAACCTAACTGATTCTTGCTTATACATAACACAAAGAGTTCCAAGCACCAAAGAAGTTTGGGATCAGTTAGAAGAATCTGCAAAGATGGAAAGAAAAATCCGTCGTGCAAACGTAAAAGTAAAACAACTCTGGCCTATGCACCCCACAGATATATCCGAATCAAACATACCAACGTTTCTTAGAGATCCGTACAAATGGTATCTATGTAGAGATAACGAGTGGGAAGTCTATGCCATATCAACCAACAAAGGAAACTAACTATGTATAAAGTTCTAAGCTTGCTTATGATTCCAATCACGTTCTTTACCTTCTTCGGCATAGCAGACTTCTACGTAGCTAACAACTACACAGAAGGTTCTATGATGGCAGCGTTACTATCTACATTCACTCTAAACTTATGCACACTAGGGTACACCCTTAGTAGATGCTAATAAGGAGGCTTCATGAGTTTTACCTTAAAAGCAGTGCTAATAACCGCAGCAGTGTCTCTATATTTTTATAACTTCCCTGTCAAAAAATATACGGAAGACCCTGTTAGATTAATGTTGATACCTTACAACGTAATGCCAGATCCTAAACATAGGACGGATTCAATCTTAATGGCAGACGAAACAGGTAAGAAGTATCTACTGAGTTTTAGAGGAATCATAATGGACTGCGAACATTACCTCACACCGCTACGAAACTTAACAAATAAATTAGACCCCTACTACGAATAAGACTCCTATCAACCATTAACCCTGCATCACCCTTGAGGTGGTGTGGGGTTTCTTTTTGCCCACGGTTTTCCATTTTCGTTTTTCCCCTTTTGGTTTGGGGTTTCGTCATGGGTTCCGGTTTTGGTTTGGGGCTTCGTGGACACATGCGTGTTCAAGCCCACACTCTAGCATTGAAAGGAGATTGCAGACATGAGCGTAAGGATTCGCATCATCGAAACCGTGCCAACGAAGGCACATAAACGATCACCGCTCTTAGCAAAACTAAGACGCAAGCTGATCAAACTTCAACACCTAAGAGATCAAGGAACACCAGATCGAATAGGCGAAGAAGACGTTATACAAACCTTAGAACGTAAACCCAAAGTTGCCCGACAATTTTGGCAACAAGGAGGATACCAATGGGCTGGATAGAAATCCTAGCAATCGGACTCATACCCGGAAGCATCAAAGTTTCCCGTGAGTTCGGCAAATTAGACGTGAGCATTACTCCCGCAGTATTTATGCTCATCGAATTTGTATGCAAAAAAGCAAAAGAACTTTTGACTTCACCGTCGAAGCCAGAAGAACCCACCGAAGTTAAGACGGTTTCTTAACACAACAACAACAACAAAGGATCATAACAATGGATATCAAAGAAGTAATCGTAAAGTCTAGCCTCAAGCAACGAATCACCGCAGCACTTGTAGCAGGTGCTTTAGGTGGTGGCTATTACTACAACGCTCACGCAACCGTGTCTCCCCAGCAAGCCGTAACAAGCGGAATGCACAAGGAAAACACAGTTAAGATGACCGTACTTTCCGGCAAAGATTTCATCGATGGTAAGACTAAAGCACCTAAATCTACAGTGCTTAATGACACAGCAGACTACAAAGCTGCAAGTCTTACTATATACATCGATAGAACTCGCTGCCCTAACTTAAATTACGCTAGCCTTCAAGGCAAAACCATTAGCGTAAAAGGATTTGTACAAGAGTGGAAAGGTAAGGACGGCAAATCCAAACCCGAAATCAAAGTAACTGATCCTTCCCAAATCAGCGTAGTGAATTAATCCCCACTACGAGCACTGAGGAACGAGAGAAGAAGTGCAAGCTAAACCTTCGCTTCTTCTCTCACACTGTATGACTAACCCAAACACCAAACATTCTAGGAGATTGATATGAGCAACTTTGAAGCATTTGTAACCGCAAATAGTGCAGCCCAAATCCGTGACTCTAAAATCGGAGGAAGGTTTTGGAAAAGGCGAGACAGCTTTACCACTGGTAACACGCTAACACCTTCCAAAACCACACCACCTGAGCTAGAAGGCAAAACCTTACACATTGCCAAACAAGATGAAGGCTTCACCCTTTACATAGCACACACTGTTGACGCACCCTTTAGTGCAGCAGAAGTATTGTGCCACTTAAAGGAAACCGAAATCAAAAACAAAGAAGGCCTTGTATCACCAGTCCTTAAAGGGATTGCAATGATCAACGGACAAAGCTCTGAGATTGTTATCAGAGCCAATAGCCTTCAGCAGAAACAAGACCAAGTAAACAGGGCAATTGCAGATGGTAGAACCAATGCCATCGTAAGCAACCAACCCGATCTTTACATGTCCATTGCGACATACAGCACTAGCAAAACCAAGCCAGTCGTACCAGCAATGAACAGTAATGAAATGCCAGACGAAGACTTACCGTTCTAGTATTTGATCGCCCAAAGATAGCTCTCTAGTGATTCCTGCAAAGGATGAATTAGAGAGCTTCTTTTTTTCATGTGGGCAAGTGAATATAGACAGCACCTTTCTAGTAGTAGTGAGCAATCACACCCTACTAGATTGGTGCATTTTTTTGAAAGGTTTCTGTTTGGATTAGGGTTTCTCATATTAAAAACCGCTAAATACTTAACACAAAAGGAGCATACGATGGCAACACTAGTTCATCCATCCGCAATTGAACAAGACGATAAGCTGCTGCATCGGCTAAAAAACTATAGGCTAGCTCCAATAGGAACACCTCTAACAAAAGATGACACCTTAATCGTAAGCTGGGATTACAGACACAAGGCTGCAACACTTCTTCCTAGCCGTATGCTAACTGTCATTGTTCTTAATCCCACCAACGAAAGCCCAATGATAACTGTCAAAGGTGTGCATGTAGAAAGAAGAAACGGATCTGTAATAATGCAGTCGTATGATAAAAGAGCACAGCAGAATATGTACCGGCTCTTTAAAACCATGCCAAACACTTGGGGTGGTAAGACTTGGTTTAACATGGGCAAAGTTTATGACATCTCTAGAACACCATACGCATACCTTCTAGATACCCGCCATGCAACTATCATAAACCCTTTCGGAGAAGAATACGAAAAAGATATCACAAGCTATTGTAGACCTATTGACTGCTTACCCTATGTCAGGGAAGGAAGAACCCCTCGTTACAAACTAACTGCTAACCAGACACCTCTCTTTAAAAGTCTTGCAGATGCTGTAGCAGGCAACGCTGTATCAACCGTAGAGTCTTTCTATACCACAGAGCTTGGAGAAGTTTCTTTCACTCTTAAGCAATGCTTAGATTACATGCCAAGAGATACAAGCGTAATGGCAGGGATTGCCAACTGGCCTTATGAGTTAGTACCACGAGCTTACTTAGAGTGGCTTGTAGCAGACGGAGATCTTGGCGACAGTGTAATGTCCACCGCACTACCTGGACCAAACGCTTTACGAGATAGCATCTTATCCTTTCTTTCAGAGACTACTATCTTCAAGATGTACAACGGAACACTTGAAGAAGAAGGCAAACTAAAAGTAATCGGAAATACCAATGACAATCCCATGACTCGAAGCCTGCGTAAACAACACGTCAAGATGGATACAGAAGATAGAGATATGGTACACCGAGACTTCTGTACTTTCGGCTACTGGATCAAAGACACTTTCGTTCCAGCGGGAACTAGCAGCTACATACCTTTTGAAGCTCACGGGCCTGCAACTTGGCTTGAAGCTCATGATGGTAGAAGAGATGCAGAGAGTCTTCCTAAACATCTTAAGACAGGACTTACTGAGTTTGAACGGCAAGAGAAATGGACTCCTACAGAAAAGGAAAACTACGATTGGAAGCCAGTACAAATAAGCACCAACGTAAACAAAGCATTAGAACATCTCTTTAACCTGCACCAAAGGCTAGATCTCTGGGAACAAAGACATGACTTTCTTCTTAGAAGAACCGAGCTTGAGATGAGTGAACGAGACAGGGAAGAAATGGACTGGGAGTTTAAAGAGCATGAGCTTGAAATGAAAAGAATCAAAAACGAGTATGTAGGTATCCTTAGCTTGCACAAAGATTCTATTCCCGCAGCTTGGGGAATCAAAGACCGGATTATTAAGCTTAGAACTGTAGCTAGTTATGATGCTAGGAAGATGGCAGATCTTATTGAAGACATGCTGGAATATGCAAGCTTAGAAGAAAAGCGTAGCGAAGAAGATCAAATGTACTGGATCTTAGTAACTCAAAAAGTGACAGAATGGAGAGAGTTTAAGCAAGAGCTAGATAAAGAAAAAGATAAACACTTAGAAGAAGCAAGGCTTATACGACCTGCTATACCTTGGAACATGATGAAAGACTTAAACGTAAGCCAGACTGATGACGCTGCATCTTTAAGATGGGCAATTCGATTTGCCAAAACTCAAACCCCTAGCTTATCAAAAAGGAAATCCAAATGCTTCCAGTAAACCACGGCATCTTTCCACAAGATGAACTCGTTCCGGTAACAACCCTCTGGACATCTAAGAAAGGAACAGGAACTCTCTGGGGCAGACTCACAGAAACGATGAGAGTCTTTCTGTTCCCAGGACAAGCTGGAATCAAGAAAGCTAGACTGGCAATCATGGAAAAGACAGACATAGCTTGGTACACGCTTTGCTCTTTAGAAGATCGTCCTTACGGTTGGTGCGGAGGGTTTGGACTTAGCTATGTAAAGATCAAGCTAAACAACAAAGAAAAACCAACAGACAGTGACAGTTATGGCTTGTACTTTTCGCCATACTATAAGGAGAAAGTAGCATGAACCGTTATAACTATTTCTGGAATGATAGCTACTGGGATATCTACGCAAAGGATATTGAAGAGGCACAGCAGTTAGTCTTTGACTTGGATAGGATACCTTATGATATAATACATATCCCCACCCTCAATATAAACATGGAGGTAGTTGATGAAGACAAAAAAGACACGGCAGCAAAAAGCCAAAAGGATATTAAATCTAACAGCAAGAAGAATGCTAGCAAAGCTACTGGCTATGAAACCTATCGACTTAAATCCGCGAGCATTTGAAAGCTATGAATTCTGCGAAGAAGTTAGAGACATGTATGAAAGAAACAGATTCAAAGCAGATAGACTATTAAAGAACTATGACCTAGCAAGTATCGTGGTGTAACCATGTCAAACATGAAATTGATACGAGAAGGACTGGAAGCTGCGGACGATCTATCAGTATTGTTCCGCAGCATATTAGGTGAAGTTACTACAGCAAATGATAAGAGAATCAAGAAGCTAGAAAAAATCATCTCTGAAAAAAGAATACTTATTCACATAGCCCTAGCTGAAGCCGTAGCAGCAGAGAAATTAACAACCAAGAACAGGACCTCTTTATGAACGCAATTCTCTCGCATCCATTATTTGCAAGCATGGTATGCGAACATGCAAGAAAAAGTTTAAACAAACAAAAACACAAATGTGACTTCTGTTCTTTTACTGGAACAGATTTAGATAACTTTAACGAAGACCTTAGAACCTGTTCTCGCTGCCAAGAGTATATAGAATCTATGCGGATTTGTGGAATGGACGTAGATGATATAACAAAAAGGTTTGGCTTACTAGGAAGCATACGAGCTATGGAAAACTGCATTGGATCTTGTGCTCCCACCAGTGCAATACTTAGTAGTTTTAAAACCTTCTTTAATAAAATGAAAACCATCCCTGAAATACGACAAGCCATTTCAGAAGGAATTGAAAACGAAAAACGAAAAAGGGAAAACGGAGCTAGCGATTAATTCGGTACTGCTTTATACGGGAAAGATAAAGAGCCGCGTCTTTAACTACGTGAGGGTTATACTGTTTCCAATCACGAAGATGACCCCATGTCAAATGACAATTAGGACCGTCCTCGCAAAGAGACAAAAGATTAGAAGGGTCTAACTCTAAATCCGGTCTAAGATGAAACGGTTCGATATGGTGTACAGAAACGTTCTTACTTTTACCACAAGCCTGACAAGTTGGTTGAGTAAGTAAATGCTTTTTCCTAACACCATCCCACTTAGGTGACCGCAAAGAATCCCTTGGAGGTGAGCTTTCAATTTTAGATTTCGCTGCACCAAAAATCATCTCTCTAATTGCTTGAATCATAGCTTACTCCTTTAAGTATAATTATATAATACTTTAACTATACCTAAAGTCGTTTATTAGTTCCATACTCCGTAAAGGTTTCCTGTTTAATTTTTGATTATTCGGGGATAAATACCTGTCCACTTCTGTACGCATTTGTATGATCCCAAAACAAAAGGAGCTGTATGAAAGTAGTAGACTTATTTGCAGGAGCTGGAGGCTTTAGCACCGGAGCAGTACAAGCTGGGTGTGAAGTTGTATGGGCTGCTAACCACTGGAAAGATGCGGTGCATGTACATGAGTGCAATCACCCCAAGACTTTCCACAGTTGTCAAGACTTACAGCAAGCAGACTTTACTACCTTGCCACAGTACGATGTTCTGTTAGCCAGCCCCTCTTGCCAAGGGCATAGCAAAGCTCGGGGAGCGGATCAACCAAGACATGATGCAGCAAGGAGTACAGCATGGGCTGTTGTTGCCTGCGTTGAAACCACCAGGCCCAAAGCTTTTGTAGTAGAGAATGTCACAGAGTTTTTAAGCTGGGAACTATTCCCACAATGGAAAGGCTGCATGGAAAAGCTTGGATATAACTTAGCTTCCAACATATTAAACGCTGCTGACTTTGGTGTGGCTCAATCTAGGATAAGAGTTTTTATTACCGGATCTAAAGCTCAACCTTTACAAGTTCAAACAAACCCATTTAAAAAACACATACCTTTTAAAGACTTAATTGAAGACGGGGATTATAAGTGGTCAACCGTTTCTGATAAAGCTGATAGCACTAAAAGAAAATGGGCTAACGGAATTAAAGACCACGGAGATAATTTCTTAATTGCCTACTACGGATCTGAACGTGGGGGTAGAAGTATTAAGAAGCCCCTTGGAACAATAACCACGAAGGAAAAGTTTGCTCTTATCAATAGGGATAAGATGCGAATGCTTTCTTTGAGTGAATACAAAAACGCTATGGGATTCCCAGAAAAATACCTATTGCCTAAAAGCAAGAGCCTAGCACTTCACATGCTGGGCAATGCAGTCTGCCCTCCCGTTGCAAAAGAGATCCTAACCCAAATGAAAGAGTGTATTTAATGTCACGACACAACGTTACAGCACACGGTAAAACTTACACCTACGGATACGACAATTGCGTTCCCGAATATTATTTGATGAGTATAGATGATAAAGGACAACGGGAGTTTTTAGTTGGAGGTATGGCAAGCTTTGCTGGAACAGCAGGCAATCTTTTACAAGAGTTTAAAAGGCAAAAGCTTTTAGGAATCATTCATCCCGAACACATAACCCTTGCAGCACTGGATCTTCCTATTCCCCAAAAGGAGTTTGTATGAAAATACTTACGCAGATATCACCAGCAAAAGTCCAAAACTTAGTAAGACTTCTATCCGAAAGACTCAAGCTAACCACAGATGTATCCAACTATGCGCCAGGTAGAAGAAGGTCTTGGCTACAATACGAAGCACCGCTGGGAGCAAGTATGCCTTGGAGAAAAGCTAACAACGACCAAGAGCTATGGGGCGAAATCCTAGAGATAGGAAAAGAGATAGGCTTCATTCCTGAGCTTGGACTAGCTTCTCTTGGAGGAACTATTAAGCCTCATCGAGATGCGTCTTACGCTGACTACAAAGCCGTAGGCATTAACTTAGGAGGTACGACTTTTGGATATGAAAAGTCTTATCCAGAATACAAATGGGCTCCTCAAGAACGATTAGTAACACCAGCAGAAGTAAGTGAGACAGATTTAATAGGCGGGGAAGTGTACGAGTTCAACTGCAAGAACCTACACTGGACAACCAACGTATCGCCCACCCGATGGGCAATTAATCTTTGGCAAGTATCAAACAAACAAAGAACCCAATACGAAACTTTTAAGGAGATTCACAATGGAAACTAGCCGTCTTGAAAACCCATGGCCAAACGTACCGTTTTCTTCTAATGGAGCTGCACACTCTAAAGAAACAGTAAACAGTGTGAACGCAATCTTATTGAGGTTAGCGTTTCAAGCAGCAGAAGAACACATCAACCAAACAAGAATTGGAAATGGGTCAAAATCTTTTGAGAAGTTTAAATTGCAAGCAGAAGAACTAGAAAAAATTTTAGCGTTTTTTAACCCTTCTTGGAAAAAGTAATCTTAACAAACAGGAGTTTGTCATGCCCTACTGGTGTATCAATGCAGTAACACTAAAGCACAAAGACAAAGAGCACCTAGCATTTATTGCAAATGCTTATAACAACGGCAAGCTGCTTAGTTCTATTCTTAAAGATTCAACAGAAGCAGATCCTAAATTAATAACCGCGTGGCGGTTTGATAACTGGGGAACGTCAAAAGAAATTCAAAGACCTCACGAAGATGATGTAGAACCACACCAAGAAAAAGATGATGAAGAATGGTTCTTAGATCTAAACTTTGAAACCGCATGGACTCCACCACTAAAGCTGTATTCACTGTTAAGTCTTGAAGGCTATAAAGTACAAGCTTATTTTTGGGAATCCGTCAAAGGCTATTGTGGAAGATTCTTAAATAACAATGAAGCGTTCTATCCAATTGAGGTACTTGACTCTCAATGGACTTCAGCAAACCTCCCAGCAGATATCGACTTTGCATTAGGAATAACAGAAAGGTTAGTAGAGTGGGAAGATTATGAATATGAACTTGAACAACAAGATAAAGAAACCTCTGCCTTGTTTCAAGAGAGTTCAAAATGATACCAGACTTTGCAAAACCTAAATTTGAAATAGGTAATACCAGACTGTCTCCCAAGATATCCAAGCTTGCAAAGACTGTTCTGTTAGTAGAGTTGTATCTTGACCGCCATCAACTAGGAGACTGGGATAACTCGGAAGAAGATACACAAGCTTTAAACAAAAGTGCTATTGAAACTAACGACTTAGTGATCTCACGGTTCAATACAACTTTTGGTTTGATAAAAGTTATGACAAACAAAGATAGAAATAAAACTATCGTGCTGTTTGAAGATGAATATTCACCTGACATTTAATGGAGCTTAGTTATGGATGACGAGAAAATACAAATGCTTCCGTTTCAATTACCAGAACTTCTAACCTTTATGCTTCTATTTAGAATCCTCACTCATAGAGATGATGGACTAGCTAAAGTAGCAGAGCTCTTAGACGCAGATGAAATGACTGTTAAAAAACTAAAGATAAGAGTTCACGATTACCTAGAAACACATACAAACAAAGAACTAGACTTTGAACCATTAGACTTTAATAAAGGAGAATTATAAATGGTAAACATTAAAGACACCATGATTATCAAGAAAATGCAGGAGGCTCTTCATTCATTCAATAAGATGCTCAATCGCTTTAACCGAAGAGTGTAGACAAGCAGCAGAAACTGCAAACATGTTTCTTATTGTCTACATGCAGATAGTAAAGCTTAGCTAGACAGAAGACATCTCTGAGCTAAATGATTCCGCTGTCGAACTACACCAAGAGATAGGCAAACTAAGGGAGCTAGTACAATGAGCCACACACCAAGACCGTGGAAGCCAAGCCTCTTTAATATTGTTACCAATGTTACCGGACTTATACAAGAAAAACCAAAGGCAACACCACTCAAAGTAGACAAGGGGTTGCTAGAAATACTCGATGATAATGAAAACACTGTTGCTTTCGTAAACCTAGAAGACACATCCCTAAGTGAAAACGATCTTGCCAACGCTAACCTCCTCGCAGCAGCACCAGAGTTGTTAGCAGCGTTACGAGAATTGCTTTACGTAACAGAACCAACTTTCGACAACCGGCACGAAAGAGAAGCTGCTATCGATGCTATCAACAAAGCAACAGGAGAAGAAGATGCCCCTTGAACCTTTAACAAATCCAATAGATCTTGAACCTAATGTGCAAGACTTAATGAATAACTTTACAGCTGTAATTGAAAACGCTCGTATAGATGCTATGTGTTTATACCTTAGACTTAATAAAGAAACAGGGGATCAACAATGGGCTCTAAATGTATTAGATCCTTTAGACGAAATAGAAAACCTACTTAGACGTATTTACAAAGCAAAAGCTTGTGCGTGGAAAAGAGGTTCAGATGGTGGAATTATTATATCAGATTAACTAACAGGAGAATAATCATGCCTAATTATTGCGAGAATGAATTAAGAATACGTGGTAATAAAAAAGATGCTTTGGATTTTGTGGAAAAAATTAAACTAAAAGATAGACCTTTTTGTTACTCAGCGTTGTTTCCTATCCCAAAACCTTTGCAAGAAGTTACCTCAGGAAGCGAAGAAATTTATTATGAAGTCGTATATGGTAAACCACCAGACTGGGTTTTAACTCAAATGAAAGAAGCAGGGTTTGAAAATCCAGATAAAGAAACAATTATAACTTGGTATGCAAAAAGAAGCTTGTCAGCAAGCGATGCCGTAGAAAAAGTAAAAGCTATTGCAAATAAGTATAAACAAAACAAAGAAACCTACGGACATTTAAGTTGGTATGGTTGGTGCATATCTAACTGGGGAACTAAATGGGGTGCTTGTGATAGCGAACTGTTGTGCTCAGAAGAAATAAAACTTAAAGGTAAAGAATCTTGGGAAGTAGAATATAGATTTAATACTGCATGGAGTCCACCTAAAGAAGCTTTGTTGCATATCAGTGAGATGTTTCCAAACCTAAGTTTTGTTTTGAAATACTGGGAAGGTGGTTGCTGCTTTAAAGGAGTCTTCAAATTTGAGAACGGTGAAGTCTTTAAAGATATAACTAAAGAATATACCGGCCACCGTGGTGGTTAAACAACTTATATTAAAGGAAACCTATGAGCCCCTACCTAGATTTAATAGATAAGATTTTTCTAAACCTAGGGCCTAATTCAATACAGCATAAAGAAATGCAGGCTAACGCTTTAGAAACAGTAATACTATTAGTAAAAGTTATGAAAGAACCTTACTTAGAAATATGTGATATCTTAAAAGAAAACATTTTAGATCATCTAGCTTCTGTGACTGGTATTGAAAAAAAAGAGTTAAAAACCCGTTTGGAATATTGTGTTGAAGAATCTATAGAAGACATTGCAGATCAATCTATAAGACACATGTACGATTAGGATTGTATACTATACGCATCTTGTTTAACCTTAACTAAGGACTTGTCTTAGTTCACGCAAACGCTTTAACCTTAACTAAGGAGAATCCTAATGACATCTACAACCCCTGCACCTACTAAAACCAAAACAAAAAATAAACCAGAAGATGTTCTTCAAGCTCTTATGGATTTACCAAAGGTTAAAGAAGACCTTTTTGGAAACCTTCCGCTTATGAAAGAAAGTGTTGTCAATGTTTTTGATGACAAGTGGAGAATTAATCTTTGGGTTAGCATTCATAATCCAGTAGTTCCAAACGCGGGTCGTATCTTAAAAAGTTATTTTGTTAAATTTGGTAATGGCAGGTTGGAAATTTTGGAGGATTGAGTATGAAGATGTTGGCTATTTTGTTGATCGGTTGTGCAGGGTGTACAAAAACATTGGAGTCAAATGCCAACACTGATGTATATCCTCATGACCCTAACGTAATTCAAAAGGTTAACCTTGGTATGTCCTTTAAAACGCAATGGTAAACCCTCAACCACTGGAGATTTTATGTACACATTTATAGCCGGAGTATTGTTTGGAATATCGTTAGTGATTTACATGGCTAAAGAAAATGCAAAGCATAGTTTTGAACAGAGCTTTGGTCGAAGAAAATAAAGGAAGCATAAGGCCAGCACTAAGAAGCAGGCAGTTCTTTTTCGATGTGGACTGTCTCTTGAGATCCGGTGCTGGTTTTATTACAAGGGAGGAAACCCATGCCACACGTATCGTTAAGATTAATGCGACAAGATGATATTCCCGCAGTATCTGATATAGGAGCTAGATGTTATAACTCATCCTACTACGAGAGCGACGAATCATTTTTATCTAAGTGGTGTGGGTATCCTAAAGGTTGTTATGTTGTAGCGGTCAGGGGAAAAGTAATTGCTTATGCGATTACATTCCCCTATTTCAAAGAAGAAGTATTCCCTTTAAATAGTATGTACACTCCTTTCTTTGCACCTACAGGACATTACTTCCACGACATCAGCGTTTGCCCTGGCTATCGTAAACAAGGATATGCAGGGATGCTAATAAACAAAGTATGGAATAGCTCTCCTCTTCCCAAGTCCTTGGTAGCTGTAAACAACAGTCAAGAGTTCTGGGAAAGGTATGGGTTTGTGCTAACCCGCTATGTCAAGTACGGTAAAAGTAAAGCCTCTTACATGCAGTGTTTGTAAGAAAAACGTATACATATTTCTGACAAAAAAAACTTCTTAAGAAAGGAGGCACGGAGATGCCCTATTCAGAACTTCCAACTTCTTATACTCTTTACAAGCTATGGATAGAAGAAAAGAAAAAAGAAGGTAAAGCTAATCATTTAAAAAAGTTACAAGCCTGTTGTTCCAACCCTATTGATTTTTATACATTTTTTATTAAAGAGTTTACAGGTATGGACTCTATTATGGCTTCTCGTTGTTATGCAGAAAAAGCATGGTATAAAGTTGGATGTCCATACTATAACATTCATCCAAATTTTATATCCAAGTTATGCAACTGCAACCTATCAAAAATACCAGCTTCCCTTTTTAAAATGCCACACGAGTTAGAATCTATTCATGTAAGATTTAAAGATTTTCATTCTGAATTCGCATACAGTAGTTCAAAAACAAATAATCTTCGATGGGCAACTTCTATATTGGTTTATGAAATACCTGAAAATGAATATAGTAAACGAACAATATCTATTAGTTTAGATATGTTAATGAATCAAAACGACATAGGTAAAAGTTTAAATATTTATGAACTAAGAACACAAAAAAAAGACGATAGATCTTTATGCATATTTAATATTGTACTTGAAAAAAATCAAAGTTTACAAGACGCTATCAAAATAGCTATTAGTAAACAGTGTGATAAAAAAGGAATGTCGCTGCCAAGTGATTCTAAGTATGAGATATTAATTAAAAACGTATTAAGCCTTTGCAGCACTATTGGATTTCTTTCTGACAATCCTACTATTTGTGAGCCAGATATTCTTGCTGCGGATAGACACCTAATTGAAAAGTCTAACCCTCAAGAACTAGAAGCTCTGCACCAGAAAGCAAAGAACAAAAGAAAATACGGTTGGAACATTGGTACTGATCGTATGTTTGTAGGACCGCAACCTTTTCAGTTAGCAAACAAATCCCAAGCTGCTGAAGGAAAAGAACGGGAGTATGCACACATTAGAGCAGGGCATCCTCACGCTGTTCGGTATGGCAAAGGCAAAGAGCTAGTAAAGATTATGTGGTTTGTACCACTTACTGTAAGACCAGACCTTCCTTTTAAGATAGAACAACAGACCCAAACCACTTTGTAACAGGAGATAAAGATGAATGAAAATGATGCTTTTGAAAAATATAAAAAACTTTTTGATGACCCTTCTATAGCTGCTGGATATGAAGCAATATTTAAAGAAGGTTATAAAGCAGGGGTGCGAGATACTTTGTCTTATCAAGACTTTATAAAAAACATAAAGGTTAAAAATGATAATTAAAACCTGCGACCTTATAGGTATAGAGCTAGACTTTGTAGTAGCCCAACTTGAAGCAGTTGATGTAGATGAAGATTGCTATACCTTTGATTGTAACTACAACCCACATAGTAGGTACAGTCCTTCAACAAACTGGGAAGAAGCAGGGGGTATTATTGAACGAGAGAACATTGCACTCACTGGTATCTCCTTCCCTTGGTTTGCTACGGAACTAGGCTGGTGGGGACACATCAAAGACGTACGTAACGTTGGAGCTACTCCTCTTGTTGCAGCAATGCGATGCTATGTGCAAAGCAAATGGGGAAAAGAAGTAAACATGAAAACGGTTTATGAAGCACTTCAAATTGAAAAGGATTGGAACAATGTTTAACAATCCTAATTTAAAACTATCATCCCGAAATCTGTTTCGTGATCATAGAGCAAAGCCAATGTTTATAGGGGTTTGCCATGCGGTTTTTTGCTATGCTTGCATTGGCTTTTGAATATGGTAGTCTAGTTGAGTCTTGTAGTTACAAACTCTTAAGGGGTATTTAAAAAGATGACTGAGTTTACACCAGAAGAAAAGATTAATTTTTTAATGGCAATAGATATTATAAATATTCAAGACAGTATAAAAAATACTAATTACGAATTTGTTTGTTCTGTACTTAGCGGAAAGAATCCTAATTATACACCGTATTCAAGAATGTCAACTGAAGCTTTAAATGAAAGGTTTGATATCATTTATAACAACAGAAATCATTTTAAAAATACTGTTAAGATTCATAAGCTAACCAGAGATTTAAATTTACTTTGTAAGCCTAAAGGGGATGTAAGCAATGAAACCAAAGCCTAAAAGTAAGACTCCAAAAGAGCCAATTAGATTAACAAAAGATGACAACCTTTTAATTGGTGTCATACTACATAACAACAAACAAGCAACTAGAACCGAAGCTGTTAGGATGGGTTTAATTTTAGCTGCCCAACAATACGGAAATGTTAATTGCCTTATTATGCCTGCAATTAAAAAAAAGATTAGAAAAGAAAAACTTGAAGAATCTAAAAAAAATAAAAAGTAATAATATTTTTTTTTATTAATAATTGATTCCTATTTAAGATGAAGTATAGTCATATTGCTGCTTGAAGATTGGCGTCCTCCGGCAGTAATAAACCTCAGGGGGGCAACCTTGAGGTTTATTTATTTAGATACAATATTAAAAGGATATACTAGTGGGACATTTTATTTTTGTTGTACTTCATATTTTGGCTTTCTTGTGCGGGTTCTTTGGCTTGTTTATTACTATACCACTTCATCTTATATACGCAGTTATGCTTACTCAAGCTAACAACTCGAGAACAAATGTTGTTAAAAAATCAGAACCGCAAAATATGGGTAGGTTGATAGGATTGTGTATCCGTGTATTAATGATTTTCATTGTTGGAATTGTAGTGTTTGTTTTGTTCTTAGGACTTTATTACAGAATAAATGGTCGTGCTCCTTGGCATTAAGATTTGTATTAAAGTAACCAAAGCTTATTTTTACAAGGGTTTGCTACACGATTACTTTGGTATACGGCTTTGCATTAAAGTAAGAACCAAGAAGGTTGCGGTAGCTGCACCCGTTGCGTAGGCTATCACTTCAAAGATATCATCTTGCTTACTGTAATACTTGAATAGGAATACAGATAACACGGCAATAATAAAGCCACACAGGGAAGCGTATACTATCTTGTTATTAAAGATAAAATGCTTTTCCATAGTAAGGAACATTGTCCATAGCGCACCACATAAGAAGCATAGTATGTATCTCATAGCTAATACCCTAGCTCTCTTAAAATGTGAATAAGGTTTGTTACGCTCCTAAGAAAGCCATGAACCTCTATTCCAAAGGTCATGAGTTTAATAAGCCCCTGCAATAGTTCGCTCATAGTGTAGCCAGCCTATAACATGGGAAGGTTACAAAGCTATACCTCTCTCTGGTGGAGATGTAGGATCTCCGGTACGAGGATCAAAAGGCCAATCTTCAATGTCAGGACAGATACATTCCCTTGCATGTTCGTCATGGATAGAACAGTACCATTCTTCGCAAGACTCACAAATAAACCACACAGGCTCCCCACGATGGGGAGTCTTTTTTTTTTGATCTTTCATAACCGTTTAAGAACTTCTCTCACCAAGGGGTGACGAAGAGACTCTTCCTCCGTGAATGTATGTGTGCAAGCCGTTGCTAAAGAAGACAAGCGTTTCATTACGCTAAGTATGTCACAAGATGTTTTGTCAGGGTTGTGTGGTTTTACATCAGTTTGATCAGGGTCACATGAGATAAGGACTTTGCTGTTGTTGCCTACACGGGTAAGAAACATTTTGAGTTGAGCGTAAGTTGCGTTTTGAGCTTCGTCTAAAAAGAGTACGCAGTCTTCAAAAGTGTCGCCACGCATGTAGGCTAAGGGCTGAAAGAGCACGGCTTCTTCCGGCAATTTGTAGGTTAATCTTTTTATTAACCGACGTATTGGATCAAAGTACGGGCTGATTTTTTCGTCTACAGTACCAGGCAAAAAGCCTAGAGTGTCACCAACCTCTACGATAGGTCGAACTACTAAGATTTGTTTTTTGTTTCCAGATAAAAGTTCTTGGATAGCACAAGCTAAGGCACAGTGCGTCTTGCCACAACCAGCAGGGCCAGTCAGAAAGATGAGGTCGTGAGTTGGGTAGTCTTTGGCTACTTTAATTTGGGTTGGGTTGGCGGGTTTGAAATGAAATACCGTTTCGTTGAGGGATGCAGAGGTATTAGGTTTCTTTTTTGCCATGATGCTTTCCTTTATTAAAAGTATTCGCCTTCAAGAAAGAGTTTCTTTTTGGGTCTAACACGGAGAGCTTCTAAGCAGGCCATCCCTAAAGAGATAGCACGGTCATCATGTCGATTAGGTAGATGATCAATCCTAAAACCATAAGACATTACTTTGGTAATGAGTTCGCAAAACTCATCAACTAAAGTGTGCTTTCCACCGCCTTGTATAAAGATTGTTCCGCAATCGGGATACCAGAAAAGCTTTTTATTAACGACTAAAGATCTTACTGTTTGAGCCATCTCATAGTTAGACTTGCCACCGCGAGCTTCAAACTTATGAACAGGAAGCGTTCCTGTAAACTTCTGAAACGTGGATTCCATTTGGTAAGGGTCAATTACTAAAGAGGTAAGTTCATACTTAGATCGAATGTCATCTATCCAGCGTTCAACGGCTTCAATCTTAACAGGGTTTTCTCGAGAACCCTGCATAACGTCCATGCGATCTACATGAAGGGTGTCATCTTCATTGCGGTGTATAAGGGTGCATACAGTTCGATCACGTACTGGACCGTAGTCAATTGAGGCAATATAGGAGACTCCGCTTTGTCCAATAACGTGGGGTGTATAGTCATTAGATACACACTCATCAACTTCTTTACGTGTAAGAAAGTTGCAACCATCAGACGGATCAACCCACTCATTATCAAATAAACGGCGAGCTAACTGAGGCGGTACGGTTCGACGAAGGTCATCCATAGCTGCGGAGTCCATCCATGAAGCTAGCTTGCCCGGTGCTTCGTAAACAAACCAGCGGGGGGAAGACTTAAAAGTTTCAAGCGTGTCATGTTGCCATGTGTACTTAAGGCCTGCGTTGGTGATAACTATAAGGACTGAGCCTGGTCGTTTCTCTCTACCGGAAAGAAGAGCGTTCCATAGGTCTGGTTTATGCCAATGGGTTAGCTCATCCACAATGAGAAGGTCACCACGAATACCGTGAGAAGAAGCAGCGTCTGCTGCAAGGATCTCAATAGAGGAGCCGTTAATGCCGTGGATCTTCCAATTGCGAAAGTCCAGTCGTTTAGCAAGCCAAGGATTAAGGCGGGATTCATCTTGCATGGCTTTAGCTAATAAGCCTGCTTGCTCTTTGTCGGCTGCTGCAACGTATCCGGTAAAGGAGCGGGTGTTAAAGGCTAAGGCCCAGTTGATAAGCCTTGCTATGAGAGAAGATTTGTCGTGACCTTTGGGAAGAGTAAGCCAAAAGTTTCGGTGGGCTGCATAGTCTGGTCGTATGTTCGCTACGTGCTCTATTGCAGGGAGGATCTTGTTAACAAGAGCCCATTGCCATGGTTCTGCAATTTCTCGAAACAAAGTAGGATCTGGACGTGAGTCAATGATGACGTGATTGAGATAACGAAAACAAGAAGTTGAAGAAGCTGACTCTGCTAAGAGGTATGCTTGTTGCAATCCTCTACGCAGCTCAAATGTCGTCTTCGAGTTTTGTATTGCTCGTATGTCGTTTGATGAGTTCTTTTGCATCTTTGTCGGGGAGTTGATAGGAAAGGATTTCTGTTTCATTGTAAAGTGGTAATCCTAATCGGGTGTACTCCGCAACAAGCTCGTTGTGGTTGAGGGTTTGTACCGAAGCGTCTAGAGTTACTTCACGCTTTTCGGGAGCGTCAAGGCCCATAAGCTTTGCACGTCGCTCAGAAACTTTTAAAGCGGTTTCAATTGCACGGGGATTACCTAATTGACATTTAGGCCAAAGGGCGCGGAGAAATTCATCAAGTCGTTGTAGCTCTAACTCACGGAGTTCTGTAGACATCTCCTGAGTCATGTCACGCCAAGTTGTAAGTTGCTCCACGATTTGATTGTGGATTGTAGGAGTGCTTACTCCTAAGTGATCTGCTATCTGCCACACCGACCAGCCTGCAACACGAAGCTGCATTATCTGCATGGTTTGTTGGGCATCAATAATCGCATTTGGGTAAGGATGCGTTTCCGTTATCTGTTTCTTAGACACAAATAATCTCCCTCTTCAGTACCTATAAGGTACGAACTGGTGATTTATCTAGGATAATCGGAGTACAAAGATATGTCAAGTCGTGTATTCAAACAAGTATCCATTTTCTGTTGGACACTCGTATATATTTTTTAAAATCTTAACGCACTTAAAAGCGTTTTCTTTTAAAAACAAATGGGCAACTAAATCGGATTCTCTAACTACAGAAGTTATTTTGCAGGGATCGTATTGAGTCTTTGAAAAGTCTTTAGCCCATTTAAGCATAGCTGAACCGTTACCACGTCTACGCATTTTTGGGTGTACAGTCATAGACCAGATAACAACTTCTTTTTTCTTTTCGTTTATCTCTAAAGCGATATAACATATAGGGGATTTGTCATACTCGAGAAGGACTATCTTAAGTTCATTCTTTTTAAATAGGTTTTCAAAATCTTCATATGTCCAAAGGTCTTCAGAGCCAGAAGCCATTTCAAGAAGAAGAAGTTTGTCGATGTCCGCTACCTTTGCTATTACAGCCACGGCAATCTTATCCGAAATCTCAGGTGATAGGTTGTCAGGGGGTAACATTGGACCTACTCCTTTTTAACGGGGGGAGTCAGGTCAGGCCTGACGGTATATCAAAAAGATATTAGCCGTCTGTAATATACTAAATTTATCGAAGCGTTAATAGATAACTTAAATGATTAAGTTCTGAAAGCATCTCATCTCTTATTGTTAGTAAGTCGGTGTCTTGTGTTTTATCTATGTCTTGAACAAGATCAATCATAAGGTAAGACTTAAACCACAAGATTTGCTCAGGGCAACTATTAACGTTTCCGTAAGATGGGCATTGTTCAAAATCTGGTAAAGCTAACCTTGGATTTTTTCCTTGGTACACTTCTATGTATTTATCTATTAACTTTTTAAAAGATTTGTAAGCGTTATCAAAAGCTACATGTTGTGCATAGCTTTGAGTTTCCCAATGCCAAATTAATAATTGAGTTATCCAATGTAAAAAGCAATCACTTTTCATAAAGGCTCCTTATAATTTCCAGCGTTCATCACTGTCACTATCACTGTCACTACTATCATCGTCGTCCATATCTACTTCATCACCATCGTCGTTATCGGGTCTTCCCATAGCGGTGTTGGTTAGTATCATCTCAAAATACTTTCCAACTAGACTCATACACTGGTCAGGAGTAAAACCTTCAGAAAAACATTTAGAATAAAATATTCGTAAAGCTCTTGGATAGTTGTCTGCAATAAATCCAGACGCTTCGTCAAACATACGAACTCGATCTGGCTCGTCTAAAGGCTCATCATTATTCGACATGTTGTTTACCTTTGATTGTAATAAGACGGCAGTATTCAGCCAAGCATATGGCATCAGCAACACCGTCGTGTTCTGTTCTTCTTCTTTCTGGGATCAAATACTTTGAACCATTTTCAAGAGACTTAGCAAACTCAATACTTTTCTTTTTGTCAGGGGTCGTATAACCAAAAAGTTTTCGTTTCCATCTTTGAGATGTGACTTGTTCAAATGGAATGTATAAAACATCTAACAAACAAATGAGTGATCCAAAACCACGTCCAAAAGAAAAAGTTGATACTACACCTTGTTTAGGCATAGCATGAACCTGTTCTATTGCACAGGTATTAATTCGAGATGTAAATCTTGTTATTTGAAGATACAAATCTTTACAGTCTAAAACCTTTTTATGGTTTTCAACAAGTAATGAGAAGGGGGAGGCATAGCGGACCCCACCTGATATATCCACTATAGCAAACGCTCCCCCCAATCCCGGATCTATTCCTAAGAACAGATCTTGGTTCATACAGACCTCTGTGTAATTTGACGTGAGATTTCATATTCAAGAGCTGCAACAGAATCTCGCAAAGATTTAATTACAGCTTCTTTAGTCATTTGCTTTTCGGGTTTAAAATAAACAGGTTCTTGAAATTGCATACCACCGCCATCTTCAAATTGAAGAACTGCTCCAAGAACAAGACTTACATTTCCACCTGTTGGTGGCAACGTTTGTTTAGATGCTGTCTTCTTTTCAAGGTTTTGTTTGATTGCAGACTTTTTACTTTTGGACTTCATAGCATTCCTTTACTAGGGGTTAAAAACTAAAACAACTGTACCAATAACAATTATTTATTTGGTTGTGGTTGCAGGGGTTGCAGATCCAGTTGATCCAAATCCTCCGGCTGCACGAGCAGTAGTATCAAGCGTTGCAGCATCTACAAAGTTAAAGAAGCCGCAGGGCAAAATTATTACCTGTGCAATACGATCACCAGCTTTATAGGTGAAGGGTTCTTTACCCATGTTGGTAAGCATGATTACAATTTCACCACGGTAATCAGTATCAATCACACCGCCAGTAATAACTAAGCCTTGTGCAGCAAGAGAAGATCTATCACGAATTAAACCAAAGAGTCCTGTAGGGAGTTCAAACCCTACTCCCGTATTTATTTTTTTAGCAATTTCTCCGGGCTGAATAACACCATCTTCACAAGAAGAAAGATCAAAGCCTGCATCTGAAGCATACGTTTTAAATGGAGCTTTAGCTGTTAATGAAAACAGTTTGTATTTAAGAGGAGGCGGTCCTTGGTTTTGTCCACTTTGCATATTAGGATTCATTCCCGGCATCATAGGGTTCATACCCTGCATGTTAGGATTCATCCCGCCCATCATCGGATTAAAGTTTGGATTCATATTAGGGTTCATATTAGGGTTCATACCACCAGTAAATGCACTCATACTTTTAGTTCCTCTTTTTGTGCTGTTATTTCGCAAGCTATTCCATCGCAACCAACGTCGTTCATGTCATGTGATTTTTGTTCTGGCCATTGAATTGGTTTTAAATCTTTGGTCATCTCTAAATATTGCTCAGGGGTTATGCTCTCATACGGCATCTGAGGGTAAGCTCCTTCTTCTAAAGCGGGTAAAAATGATACCGCTTTAAGTTGTGATTCAAACTCTTTCAAAAGAGCGTTAAGATTAGGACCTTCTGTAACAGGATCAAAAGTTACTGTTACTGATACGGAGTTATCTGCCCAGTGTTTTTGTAACAAGACTGCAAGCTCTAGCTGTTCTCTTGCAGAGATGTGTTCTACAGTAGCTACACGTACATCACCCATAACAGGAAACTCTACCACTGTTGTGTGTGGATCTTCTCGATCTCCCATTTTCATTAGCTCGGTTTTGTAGCCAGCTTCTTTAATAGCTTTTAAATCTGCAAGGTGTGTGGAATATCGAACCCTCCGGATATAGCAATTTCTCAAGGGATAATGACACCCAGGAGTGCAACCAGCAAGGAGTGAAACTGTTCCAGAGGGTTTGATCGAGGTCTTACGAATACTTTCTCTTACACCTAACCATTCAGAATAAATACGGTCATAGGTAGATACTGTTTCATAGCCAGCTTCACACCAATCTATAAGAGTCTTTTTAGAGTTGTACGCTAAGAACTGAGCTACACCAGAAAGAGATGTACCAATTCTACGATTGCGAAGTTGTACAGCATTGGTTTCAGACCAGTGCGTAGGTAATAAAGTAATAGCTTTTGAATACAAGAATGCGTATTTAAGCGTGTTCAAAAACTCGGGAAGTGTTTTGTGATGCGGAAGATATGTTTCGTTAAGGTTACATACTTCATAAGGTTCTAATAGTTGTTCAACACAAGGATTAGATCCTTTAACACGGTAGTCTTTGTTGTCAGGAGTTCCTTGTATTCTTCCCCACTGTTGTGCATTTTGAAGCCAAAAATATCCAGGCTCTCCATTAATGCGGGTGCGTTCTGCAATAGCTGAGTAGTCCATACCTAAGCGAGCGTAAACAGAGTTGTTACTAGTCCAGCCGTAAGAAGCTCTCTCAGGGTTCTTAGAGTAATCTTTTAAATCTAAGTACTCTGGGTCGTCAGGAGACCCAAAGCTTATCTCTGCCGTACGGCGTATATTACCTGCAACTACGCAACGCCCTACAAGATTCATAATGTCTACGATATTACGGACAGAAATAGTCTTTCCAGCAGACAAAAGAATAAGAGTTTCAATGTCTTTGAGTAAAGACTTAAGAGGCTCAGGCCCTTCTGCTACCCCACCAAATCCACGGATAGGAGTACCTTTGGGCCGTATCAAAGAATAGTCAAAGAGGGGTTTTGGATACAAACCGAATCCCCAAAGTAAAAGCTTGCCCAGAGCTTCTACCCACCCCTCCCTTGAATCGGGTATAAGAAAAGCTTGTGATGATGTAGTTGGAGTCCAAGTTGTTTTGCCTGCACCATCGGTGTCAAAGCCACAACCAACTCCCAACATACTAACATCCATTAGAAAACAAAAAGGCTTTTCACGGTCTTCTGCAATGTTTGCAGTGCTTACAAAAGCACAATTCATTAAAGGCATCGACCCAACTTTATCTACAATGGGAGTACCGTGTACCCACAAGCCTCTACCGGGAGGTGTAAATTTAAAGTTGTAGATTAATCGAGCCATTTCACCTGCTTCTTTTAAAGCAAGCGTGTGATCAAACGGAAGGTTGTAATGCTTGCAATGATTTTGCAAAATATCAAAAGTTCCATTTACGCATCTAGATACCGTGTCAGCCCATGTCTCTTCTTCACGACGGTAGGTTCTTCGGTAAACTAGCTCTCCCAAAGAATTGGGGCCAGACATGAAACCCCACTTAGGGGTAGAATTATTAAAAATATCAGGCCTGATAAACATAGGATTCCTTCCTGTTGTATTATCATTAAATAATGATTTGTATGATTTGTCAATCTTATTTTCGGAATTGTTCTTATTTTTATTTGAATTACTTTTCCCAGTAATCACAAAGGGAGAGAGAGCATTCCACGGGAACTTTTTTATCCATTGCGAAGAACATTTCTTCTTCCATAATAAACTTTGCATGATTAGCCTCTTCCGTGTTGGAAACTTCTAGAACAATTTCATCGTGAACAAATGCCACGGGATAAAACTTTTCACGAACTAGTCTCCAAAGAGCTCTCTTAGCTCCATCGGCTGCAAGGCTTTGAAAAGGTGTGTTACGAGCTTGAGTGTAAGTGCATCCTCCTCGAACTCTTCCTGTCATGGTAATTGCGTTAGTAGAGAAAAGTTCGTAATGAAAATCCATGCCACCTGTTTTGAGTTTGCTGTTTTCTAATAGATGGTCAAAGTTTTTAAAACTTAGTTTTAAAAGATCTGTCATTACTTCCCAGCAAGTATCCCACATCTTAGGTTCATATCGAAACTCGTTTTTGTTTTTTAACCTTGCTGCATTTGAAAGCATGATTGCTGCCATTGGAATGTTTTTACTTATCTTAAGTAAAGGCCCTTCTAAAACTTCTACTGGAACCATAAGGTTATAGGCAAGGTCTTCTAAAATAGAGTCTGAAAGATACTTTCCAATCTCAGGGTAAATCTGATAGATCAGTTTTTTTCTAAACGCGGAAGCTTCTTCTTTTGTCATGCTTACACCGTAAGAAGCTTTAGCGTAATCAGCTAAAGAGGCTGCTCCTAAACCTCCTGGGATTCCAAAATTTAGAGCCTTGGCTGCTTGACGAAATGTTTTAAAACTTACGGGATTTGTTTCTTTTAACTTTTGAAACTCTTCAAGAGTTATCCCTTGAATCATTGCAGCAGTATATACGTGAGGGTCTATGCCTTTACGAATTGTATCTGCAAGAACAGACGTTCCGAAACGATCTTCACAAATAGCTGCAAGTGTTCGTAGCTCAATAAATGCGTAGTCAATCACTGCAAACTTTTTTCCACTGCGGGGAACAAACAAAGATCTGAAAGATTTATCTCCAGGCATTTGTTGAATGTTAGGTTTAGAAGAACTGGTTCTTCCAGTACGCATAAGCACTTGATAGCTGGGGTGTATTCTTTCTGTAGTGCTTTCTTGAAAGATGTTAAAAAACGATAATAACTTAGAAGTGCTATTAAGACCTAAGAATTTTTTAATAAGTGGATTGTATTCTTTATAAGGTTCCCAGTCTGAAGTTGAAAGAGAAACAAGACCTGAAGTTTTACCTTCTGATAAAGGTAAAGGAATACCATTATTTAAACATACTTCAGAAAGAAGACCACGAAGAACTTTTGTACTCATAGAAGGGAGATGAGATTTTTCTGTATACTTTAATCCACCTCCCATTCTCTTAGAGTATCTTTGAAAAAGAGTAGGGTACTCTTGATCTAAAGATGCAATGTCGTTTTTAATTCCTTCCCTAATAGATAGTTCTTGAAGATTAACTTTACCGGGGTTAAAACCTATTCCATTGCGAGTGATTTTTAAAAGAGCTATAGCTGCTTTAACTTGAATGTGATGAGTTAAAGGTCCGTACTCTTTTATTTTACTATCCGATATTCCAAACTCATGAGATAAGTCTAAAGCCTTTTGATACAAAAGTTTGTATATCTTTTGAGTTGCTGCGGAGTCTGATGCAGCGTAATCAAAAAATCCTTGGTCAACTTTAGTCCAATCTTCGACTTCTAAAAGTTCTCCAAACCTAAGTCGGTAAGGAGATTCTTTGTCTACTGTAAAAGATATGTTTAATTCTTTAGCGTATTGAGAACAAAGCTTTCCTAAGTTTTGAGGAAAAAGCATACCTTCAGAAGAGCCTGCTTTAGATTCTCCTAAGCCAGTAGCTAGACGAATAAGCATGTCTAAAAACATAGTGTCATGCAAACGGTTAGATTCTACAAGATTCCAAACGCGAGGGGTTACTTGTTCTAAAACCCAAAAGTCAAAAGCAGCGTTGTGGCAAACAAAAGTGTGGCTGGTATGAGCTGCAAAAAAAGAGTCTACTTCATAAGGACGAAGTATTATTGTAGACTTTCCATCAGAAACTGTAGCTAAGACAATCTTTGGGTTATCTTCTTTAGATTGAATTAAAACTGTTTCAGTATCTAAACCTAAAATCTTTTCTTCAAGAATTTTCCCATTCCATCCAAAAGTATAAGGGGTGTTAAATAGTTCTTGCATAAGCTCTCCTAGCTATTTTGTACAATGAAAACGTAAGTAGGTGTACCACCAAGTGTTCTGCTAATTTTTTCAATCATTCCAAATCCACGATCTACAGCAAGCTTGCAAAGATCTTCAGCATCTTCACGTCCTTTACATTCAAACAATCTTTGTCGATAGATGTCTCTGTAAGAAATGCAACCTTTATGATGAGTAATTACATGCTTAATAAAGTTTTCTAACTTGCGTTCATTCGGAGTGTAATTAATTCTTTTTAAAACCCTTTGATAATGTGACCTAAAATAATCTAAAACTTTTATGGCGCACTGCATTGCAGGGGCTGTAATAGGTTGGTCGATATCATAATCACCAACAGGAAGAGATGCTCCGTGTAAGTAGTGCATTACTAACGCAAACCTAGCTAAGATAGCTCTATGTTTTCCCCACGCACTTAAATACTGCGGTGGAAAATTTGGATTACGTATAAGAGCATTTTCTTGTTGATGCCACTGATTCCAAACCTGTCTTGCTTCTGGAGAAAGCGGTATAGCTTTTGGTTGATATAACTTTGTAATAGCATCTGGACTTTGATTAGGAGCTTCTATTGGGCACAAAGATAACAACCGCCTGCTTACTGTTTCCCAAGCTTCTTCTAAATCGTTGTCTGGATTAAAAGAAGAGACGGGGTCAAAACCAAGCATTGTGTTAGGGAAGGAGAACAAAAGCCTAGCAAAGAACCCGTCATCTTTTCCGCAGTCGTTAGTAAGCTCTGAAAGTAAGTCGGGCTGAATACCTCCTAATACTGTAAGAGCTGGACAAGATATTATAAGAGTTTCATTATCTGTTTTACGATCTACTTTAACGTCTTCATTCGACCATGTAGAAAGAAAGAATTCTTTGTCACCACCTTTACCACCACGGTATTGATTTAGACTTTTAATCCAAGCTAAGATTTCATCTCTAAAGTACAACATCGATGGATCGTTACGGGTGTTATGACCGTTGTCATGTAGACGTTTTGCTACAGTTTCAACCGTAATATCTGAAACCCAGTAATGAGTAATAGGCCTAGGGCGTGAAGGAGCGTCTGGGATTTCTGTTCCGTTACGCCTAGCTTGTTTAACTTCTTCTCTCCAATCAACAAGATCTCTTCCAAATAAAGACATTTCGTTTTCGTAACGGTTAGCATCTTCTTTTTGCATCCTTCTTATCGGGGAGAGTACACGCTTTGCTGCAGGAGACTTTCCAGAAGACGGAGGTGCTACAATGCAAAAGTATTGATTAGCAAGCTCTGTCCATTTGCTATCTAACTGAATAGACCTTGAAGTTCCAAGACATCGAGCTGCTACAGCAAGCATAGCCGTCGCCATAAAGTCTTCGGGGCATTGAATAGATTGTGAGTGTTGATTAATAAACTCTCTAAGAATAGGCGGGAACACGTCCATTGGAAATGGTTCTGGTTCCCCTGGATCGAAAAAATTTAGAGGTAAAGACTCCCCAGAATGAATTTCACGGATTTTAGATATAGCTTCCTCACCCCAAAAAACGGTGGGGGTTAAGCCTGCTACTAAAATATCATCAATTCCTTTATTTGCGGGATCAAGAGTATCCCACGTTTCAAACCCAATTTCATATCCTTTAGAAAGAAGCGTTTCTGCAAAAAGTCTTAAAAGTCTAGCTACTCCATTCTTTGAAACTACGTCAGGGTAATCAAAAGAAAGGAGTGCTTTTTTAACATTAAGGTTTTCTAAAACAGGAAGAGCTGAAAGCCACGCTCCTACACCGGGAATAGATATAGTGTAAACTCCGCTTTTCCTCCAAGCTAAGTCAGATTTAATTTCCCCTTCAGTGATTCTTACAGTTGTGGTGTTTGTTGGTGGTGACAGGGGGCAATGTACGGGTGTTCCCGCACTTACACCTTCTCTACTTGACCAAATAATATACTTGGGAGCAAACGGCCTGCGGGTTTTCATGCCCATGATGTTGCCGTTAAGATCTCGAATAGGAATAAGCAAGCCTTTGGGATTAATAGCAAACTGACAATACCCTTCATTTTCTTTGCACGAGCGAAATCCTGGTACTTGTAAAAGGCTTGTACCGTACTTTTTGTTTAGTTTGTTAAGTAAAGAAGTTTCGTCGTATGTTGTAAGCAAAGATCTGTATTGCAAACCTTGAGCTAATGAAAGATCAATGCCACGTTTTCCTAAATCTTCTGCATGAGAATCGTGAAGAGAGCAAAGATTAATTACATCAGAGTAAACTTCATTCCAAAGCTCAAGAGGCTTAGGTCCTGTATTTTGATTGGTGTTATTAAACAAAAGTGCTGTAGCAGGTTCTTCTCCAGCAGGGCAGTATAGATCTGCAAATGAAAGATTTACAGAAGATAAGACATCTTGCGTAGAACAACCAGTACGACAATAAACAATAATTTTTCCTTCATCTCCAATAGTAACTCTTAGTGAAGGATTCTTATCTATGCCTTTACCACTGTGAGATGTGCAAGGGCAAGGAAAAATCCAGCCGTCACTCTCTCGTTGAATGGGCCCAAATCGGGCTAATACTTGTAAAACATAATCGGGTATTTCTGGAACAGATGACATGGTTGGGCCTCTCTGCATAAAAAAAATCCCCCACCGTACACAGGCAGGGGATACCAAGCGTGAACTATAAAACTAGAAAGGAACTTTGTCCTGACGAGCTTCTACAGATTGTTGATACGCAGCTTTAAGTACGCTCTCGTTATCTACCTTGTATTTAGCAATTGCATCTAAAGAAATCTTTGGAGCTCTTGCTGCTGGAAACACAATGTTCCACCAATCTTTTTTAGGGCCACCGCGAGGGTCGTCACTAAAACGAGGCTTGAGTGTTACGGTTTTACCAGCAAGGTTGATAGCCTTAGGGTGGTCAAGGTTAAACAACTCAATAGAAGGGGAGGTCAAACCAAAGTTACGAAGGTCACGGAAGTTACGTTCCAGTTGATCCATGTTAGGTTTGAAATTGTAGTAGATGGTTTTAGTAAGTTGAGCTTCTTCGGGAAGTTCATCCATGCCATCTGCTTCGTTTTTAGAACGTAGCTTGTGTGTAAGAGATACAGTGATCCTTAATTGTGGATCTTGATCTCGAGTTGAACAAAGTTCCTGACCAGTGATTGTGCCGTGGTACAGGCTATTGGCATCGTACATAGACATAATAAAAACTCCTAAGTGAGAGATAGGCCGGGAAAACAATTCCCGACCATTCCTCCCAACGACTAACTTGGGATTACCCAAACAAAAAGATTAAAAATTTTCTAGCACTACTAACGTGGGCTGTCATTTGCTGTCACTTCTTTTGAAATCTTAGATTTTTGTTTTCTAAGTATTTCAAGATCGTCTAAGCTTTCTGGAAGCTCGCCGTCTTTTATTTTTTGCAGGGTTGCCATCAATGCTATTAAGTTCCAAATTGAGGCTATGCCGTGGTCTTCGTTAATTTCACCTTCTAAAAACTGGAAGAGATGACGAAGCGCGGAATCTAAATATCGGCCAAGAGGCTGACCTTTTTCCCAATTCCTGTCTCCATACAGTTGAGCACCAGATTCAAAACGTTTACTTAATTGTGAAATTACAATCCACGGAATAAGATCGTATCGGCCTTTTCCATCTCTACTATCTCTTCGTGATCCAGTGCTAAAATTTTCCATATAACTTCCTTGTTATTTTATTTTCCCAAAGCTTCTTTCTTAGTTTTTAGATATGACACTGCAAAAGGTTCTGCTGCAATATCAGATATTGAGGCAAATGACATTGAAAGAGAACTGTTTAAACTTTCTAAAGTAGTGTTTGTAATTGTCATTAAATACTCAACATTATCGTCTACGATTTCTGCCGTAGAAATCTTGTCTTGTTCTGTAGGACTAATTGCCATTTCGTAATTTTGAGGTGTTTCAAAATCGGGGAAATCTTCTGGAACGTAAACTCCATGTGTTACGTCAGGACAATGAAAACGAGAAGCATTACTAATGCACCGTGCAAAAAGCATGTTGCGGGGGTATGCTTTATAGGTTTGATTACGTGTTAAACCGGCTGCTGTAGCGTCTTCAATACTAAAAGTATGTGTAGGAGTTAAAGGCTTTTTGTCTTTAGTTATTACAATAGAGCAGCACTTAGGAGTAAGTTCTACAATCTCGTAATCGTACACCCTGCTTTTTCGAATCAAGGCTGCAAGCAGGTTTGCATTAATTACTAGTTTTCCCTGAATCACATTAATGCAATCAATAGAACTGTAAGGCCCAATGCCAAGTTCTCTACCTTTAAGGATCTTGACTACAGCTTGAGATACACTTCTTAAATCTTTAAATAAACCACTGGTTAAGAAGTGTTGTGCTGTTTTTTCAATCATTGCGATATCATCGCAAGCTCCATACGTAGTCATGTTTGGCGATCTGACTATGGAATTTTGTCCATTTGATAGGGTTATTACTTCACTCATCTTTTTCTTTAGCCTCTAAAACTGCTGAATGAAAGGACAAATAATCAGAAACAATCTGAACTCTTGTAGAGGGTTTCAACCTTTGAAGATGCCACAGTATGGCTTTTTCAATCATCGCGGGACTTACCTCTAATCCCATCAATTCAACCACTTCTTCAAAAAAGAAACCTTTCTGAAGCGAGTCTTGTTCTGATGTGTTTTGCTTAAAATGATTCATGTTGGGCTCCTTGCCTTATATATTTTTAAGGCAGTCTGGGTGAAAAGTCAAGAACAAAAAATCAAAAATCACGAAAGTTCCGAACAGAGCTTGAGATATTTATAGACACTTCTAAATAAATCGTCTATACTATTTATGTAGGTAACGCCCCCCTCATAAATGTTTTTGAGATTTTTTTATTATGCCAGCTAAAGATTTTGTAAAACGGTCACTTGTTTTAAACACTTCTGTAGCAGAGCGTCTTGACTCTGTTGCTGAAAGCAGTGGTAAAAGTTTTGCATCTGTAGTGCGAGAAGCACTTGAGCATTGGTTAGAACATGGCCATGAAACTCCTTTAAGATCTGGGGCAATATCTGTGGTTTTTACCAAAGAAGAGCTCAAGCTTATTGATAAGCTATGTGAGTTTTTCTCTACCGAGCCCAGCGGAGTAATCAAACAATGTTGGAAAGAATCACTACCACGTCTGTTGGAAACAATGCAGAAACACAAAGAACAAATCGAAGCGATAACCAAGTCCATTTGAGAGTCCTCACTCTAGAGCAGGGGAGCCCGGAGTGGCTTCTCTGGAGACAATCCGGGATTGGAAGTTCGGATGCTCCGGTAATTGCTAATGGAGTGCATTTTGGCAGGGATCGTTTGCAGCTATGGAAAGAAAAGATGGGTTGTTTAAAACCACCTTCTTTTACTCCATGGCAAAACAAACGAATGAGAAGAGGCCAGATTATGGAGCCGGATGTACGGTCCTGGTATCGCCAATTCACTGGATGTGAGGTAGAACCATTGTGCTGTGTACACACGTATATGGACTGGTTGAAAGCAAGCTTGGATGGCTGGGTTTCATCGTCTCGCACAATTCTCGAAATAAAGTGTCCAAATGAAAAAGATCATCAGACTGCTTTGGATCAAAACGTACCAACAAAATATATACCGCAGTTAAATCATTTAATGCTGGTTACGGGCGCTGCTCACCTGCACTACTTGTCTTACTCTCCGGATCGACCACGCAGGGAGCGGTTTGCATTGGTCAGTGTTTATCCAGAAGTACATAGTTTGCGGACACTGTTGCAAAAAGAAGAAATCTTTTGGCAATGTCTTTCGGAAAAAATTCCTCCTTCTGATGAAATGTTTGCGGATAATTAACTCGGTTGTCACCAGTTGTCACGCTGTTGTCACAGCTTTTGTGACACTGCTTAAGGATAATAAGTCCTTATAATAATACTACTTATATCATCAGTAATCCAATTGTCACACTTGTCACGTAATAATAATAATAAATGAATACTATATAAAGCCATTTTTAAATAATATATTACCTATTTTAACATATTGTTAATATGAGTTGTGTAAGGGTTATTGTTTAATACTATCTTTATCTTTCTCATTGTGACAAGTGTGACACTGGTAACGTTCAATTTTTAAATCTATATATACCAATAATTTACGTAAAAAACCACTGTCACAAAACAGTGTGTCAACTGCGTGACAAGTGGTGACAACTGATCACATCTCTAAAAAAGTAATTTTATTTCAAGGTTGTTGGTTTAAAAATTAATTCTTCAAATTATTATACAATTTGTAAGTATTAAAAACCCTTTGGTAATCACAAGTTAAGAAAAAGTAATCAAAAAATAATACAAAAGAGGAAAAATAAGCTTCCATATTCCGAATAACATTGTACCATTGCAATAAGGAAAGGTGATCTATGAGTCATGTAGTTACAGTATCTGTCGAAATAAAGGACTTAGAAGCCGTTAAAAGGCTCTGCTCCAACCTTGGTTGGGCCTTTCAAGAAGGTCAAACCACTTATAGGTGGTACGGAAGATGGGTGGGAGACTACACCGCTGCCGATTCAGCACTTAACCACGGAATTAAACGAGAAGACCTTGGTAAGTGTGATCACGCTATCAAAGTGCCAGGCTGCGGGTATGAGCTTGGACTTAAAAAAGTTGGAGAAGAGTACAAGCTCCTGTGGGATTTCTATGACCACTCTTTAAAGCAAGCGATGGGAGGAGCTACTGGTGAGAAGTTTTGTCAAGAGTATGGATTAGCTGCTGTAACGCTAGAAGCTGAAAGAAACGGATATGCGTGGTCTAGTAGCAAGTTAGATAACGGTAGTTACGAAATTCAAATTGAAACTTATTAGGAGCCCCAGATGAACGCAATACAAACCCCCGTAGAAGAAGCTTCAATTGAAAGCCTTATCGCAAAAGGTAAGCAAGAAAGCGAAGACACTAAAAATTTAAAAAGCAAGATGATCAGTCTTGTTTTTGCAAACGTTCCAAAAACAGTAATGAACGGCTTAATAAAAGACAGTGTAAAAGTAGATTACACCAGCTACGGAGCTACCGTGCGAGCAGAGTTTATGCTCCCGGACTTAAAACATTCTATTGAAATGTATGGTCATGTACACAACACCGGTTACGGAATTATCAAATTAAACAGTGAGTGTTATGCAAGTACCGCGTCTTGGTATTACAAGAGCTCTTCTGGAACTTACGTTTCTTCAAACAATGCTACATCTATGGAACACGCAATCTTTTGTGCTTATGAACAAGAAAAGAAAGATAGGGTGATATGAAAACAATCACCGTTACCATCGATAAAAAAGGAAAAGTTTCTATGGAAGCTAATGGCTTTGTAGGAACTTCTTGTGCAAATGCAACAGCCAAGTTTTCTTCTTTACTTGGCAAAGTTGTAAATGAAGAAAAGAAAGAAGAGTACCACCAACAGGACGTTAGTAACTTTATCACGGAGTAGATAAATGCCAGTAAAAAGCAAACAAGATAGCAAGAAGACAGTTTCCAGAATTGAATGGCGAATGCAAGACACAGAAACTAAAAAAATTTATCACCGAGTATATCCTACTGAAGAACGAGCTCAATGGCACGCTCGCAAATTTAATGAAAGTGGAATGCAGTTTAACTCTACAGTAAGAACACAAGTAGTAAGGGTTAAATCTACTTACGCATTAAATTGGGTAGAAGATAAAACTCCCATCACAATGAAAGTATTAAAATGACCCCTCTTTCCAAATTAGCTGAATCTATGGAATTGTATATTCGCGGTGGATTTGCAGGTCACTGGATTCAAACTTTAGAGATTGAAGAAGTTGTTCGGGATATGCACATTTTGTGTGCTCGTAAAAAATACAGCATGGCAACTTGGGATCTTGCACGGGGCATACTTAATCCCATGTTGCCGGGAGAGCCTATTGATCCAAAAACTAGAAGTCCGCTTGCCCCGCTTACTTCTCCAAAACCTGCTGGTAGCAAAAAACACGTCGTGTGTTTATGGAACTTTCATTTAGTTTTAAAAGAAAGAGAAGTAATTCAAGCGTTTTATAACGCAATTATGGAAGGTCAAAAGAACGGAGTGTTTTATATCATTTTAAGCTGCATGACTGAAATTCCTAAAGAGCTTCAAAAAGTAATGGTAATGCACCAGCATGAATTTCCAAGTGATATAGAACTTAGAGTAATTGCTAACAACCTAAGGGGTCTTGATAGAGAAACTTCTTTAGACTCTACTTTGTTAAATGCAACTAAAGGTTTAACTCGCAGAGAATCTGAAAACGCTTTTGCTTTATCTATTGCAAAGACTGGTGTGTTAGATGCACCAACTATTTTAACTTATAAAGGTGAAAGCATTCGTAAAAGTGGTTTCTTAGATTTTTATGAGGGGAATGCTTCTTTTGAAAACATCTGCGGTTTAAATCAACTTAAATGGTTTTCAACTAAAGTTTTAACTTCTAAGTCTAACGTTAACATTCTTCCTAAAGGTCTTATTCTTTTAGGACCTCCTGGTACTGGCAAGTCTCAGTTTGCAAAAGCTTTGGGTACGCATGTAAAACGACCTACGCTATTGTGTGACCTTTCTAAGATCTATAGTAAAATGGTCGGGGAGACTGAAGCCAATCTTCGAGAAGTTATTTCTGTAGCAGAGTCTATCGGACCCTGCATTCTTTTTATTGATGAAATTGAAAAAGCACTTGGCGGGGTTAACTCTGATGGAGATAGTGGAGTAAGCAAACGAGTGTTTGGTAAGTTGCTTACATGGCTATCTGATAAAACCGCAGACGTATTTGTAATAGGTACTTGTAATAACGTAACTGCACTTCCTCCTGAGTTTTCACGTGCTGGAAGATTTGATGGATTGTTCTTTATTGACCTTCCCGCAAAAACTGAGCGGGAAAAGTTATGGTCTTATTATATGGGTAAGTATTCTATTTCAAACACAAGTGCTGTTCCTATTGAAGATGCGGGATGGACAGGTGCAGAGATTGAAGAGTGTTGCAAGAAAAGTTGTCAGCTTGAGATAGATTTGAAAGAAGCTAGTAAGTACATCATTCCAGTTGCTAGAAGCCGTAGAGAAGATATTGAAAAGCTTAGAGAATGGAGCAAGTCGCGGTGCATGTCTGCCAATTACCCAGGGCAGTATTTAGGACATGCCACACAAACAGTAGCTACAGACGCGCCGACTCGCAGAACTGTAGATGCAAAGGTAAAAAACTAATGAGTAGTTCCGAATCATTTAAAAACATTGTTGCAGGTGTAGAGTGCGAAATTCCAGATATAAGCATTGCAATGGGAAAAGAAGGAACTTTTGTAATAGCTCTTCACGTTACAGAAACTAAAAAGAAAACTAAAAACCTTTTAGTCCTAACTCCCGAAAATGCTATTGAAGTAATGGAAACACTTTCAATTGTAACTAAAAAGCTTACCGCTTTAAAACCTCTCTCTAATCGTTTAAAAGGAGATCAATCGTCATGGAACTAAACAAAAATCTATATGGACAAAATTTAGAATCTCAAGTTATTGGATGCTCATTAAGCGTTCATTGGTGGGGCATTAACAAGCAAGCGGGTGTAGAAATTCTTTCTAGCGTTGCAGATACTTTTGGTGCTAATCGTAAGTTTCTTAAAATTGAAAAAAAGTTAATTAATATTAAAAATATTTATTACAAAAATCTTTGTGAAACAAAAGGAAGCATTGTTCAGTTTTGGAAACAGTTAACTCTTCCTTACGTAGAAAGCGGAGTACGTCTTATTAAAAAAGATCTTGTAGAGACTTTTGAAAAGAAGATGGAAACGTTTAAGTTAGATTTAAGAGACAGGGTTACAGATCTTAGTAATAACTATGAACAGTTAAAGCAAGAGTCTCAAACAGCATTGCAAGGACTTTTTAACGCGGGTGATTACCCTGACAGTTTAGCTGGAATGTTTTCTTTTCACTGGGATTATCCAAACCTCAACCCTCCTGAGTATTTGCTGCTGCACAATCCTGCATTGTACAGAAGGCAACAAGAAGAGGTTCGAGCTAAGTTTGAAAAAGCCGTAGTAAAAGCAGAACAAGCTTTTGGTGGAGAGTTGCAAAATCTAGTAACTCGTTTAGCAGAACGTATGTCACCTAATGAAGATGGCAGTCGAAAAGTCTTTAGAGACTCAACAGTAACTGAAAACTTTAAAGATTTCTTTCAAAGGTTCAAAACAATTTCTGTAAGTAATAGTTCTGATTTACAAGAGATTGTAGATAAAGCTGAAAAAGTTATTTCTGGTGTAGAGCCTTCTTACTTAAAGTCAGACGCAATTGCTCGTCAAGATCTTGCAAATCAAATGCTTGAAGTTAGCAAGTTATTAGAAGAAAAGATTGGTGTGCAAGCTAGAAGAGTTATTGAATCTCCAGTTGGCTCAGGGGTAGGTGCAGCATGATCCATCTTTTTGTGACCGACAAAGGTAACATTCGTTACGTCTATAACGAAAAAGTAAACATGGGTTCTGCTGGTGAAATGAAAATAGAAAGGTTTGCTAGTGTAGAACCTTCTGCTCAAGATTCCTCAAGATGGGAAGTATCCATCTTGGGAGATGCAGAAGCTTTTAAAAACAAAACATTTAAACAACGTTCCGATGCTTTAGAGGCGGAGGAGCTTGAAGTAGTAAGGAGACTACGAAATGAATAGTTTTAATAATGAAGAAAAGATTTTACGTTTTTTTGGGGATCTATTTAAAGAGAATCACGAAAAAATTGATCACGCTGTTGATATGAAAGTGCAAGACTTGTTAATGGACGTTACTGGAAAAGCAGACGACAAAGTTGAGAAATTAAAAAAAGAACTTTCTAGTTACGTTGAAGAATTAAAGTTGGAACTTAAAAACGCTAAAGAAAAATTGCAATCAGATTTAATTGCACAAACTTTAGAACAAACTAAAAGGAACAAGTTATGGTTTTGGACCAAATAGGATCGGCTTCTGGAGATGTATTCTTGGGTATTGCATTAACAATAGTTGAAGTTATTGCAGAGTATATTGCAGAAACAATTATATTTTTAATTGAAAGGATGTTTTCCTAATGACTGTTTATGAAAATTTAAAAATGTTTCACGTTTACTTTAATAAATTTAACTCTCAAACAAAGTGTTTAGAAAAGCACGGCTTTTACTTTGTTGCTTCTTGTAAAGAAGAAGCTTTAAAGGATTTTGCAGAATACGCTCAATCAAAACTTGGAGAAAGTTTAAAGAGCGAAGACATTACTGTTGAAGAACAGGTAATGGATGATGACATTAAGATATCTAAAAAAGCAAACCAGGTAACAATATCATGCTCTTAACTATATCAGAAGTTGCTGAAGAGCTTAAAATTAGCACACGATCTGTTAAACGATTGCTACGGAACGGCGAAATACCCTACCTGAAAATTTCTCACAAGTGCGTCAGGATTGACGAAAGCACTTTCAGAAAGTGGGTACTTAAATGTCAAGTAAACCTTCAGAAACCGAAAAAGGGCACTTCCTCAGAATTAGTTTTAAAGACTGGTTCACTACTGATGAAGCAAAAGAAGTCTTAAGGACTGCGGGTAAAACCGGCCTTCCTACTTTTCACATCACGGGAAATCCTTTAAATCGTAAATCTGGAATTCTTATTCCTTTTGACGATGGAGATTCTGAATACAAAAGAATCTTTGACGATTCTACATGGTTTTTAATTTGTGCTAAAGCAGCTAAAAACCATTTTAATCACGGATTGATTTGGTTAACAAATGAATAAGAGGTTTTTATGGCAGAAGAAATGGAATCAATAGAAGAATACTCTGAAAGAATACTTGAAGAGATTCGTTTAGAAGTTCAAGCTCAAGTAATTGTTTGCATGTTAATTGCTATTAATGAACATGAAAAAGGAGCAATGTCACAAGCAAATACAAAGTTTGGAGGTGTGATTCTTATTTCTGGAAACTCTCTTGCAGGTGCAAAATACAGAGAAGTTAGCAATCAATCCTTTGACAAAGATAGCTATATAATCTTTCCGGTGTTTGCTTCTAATTTAGAAAATGTAGTTACAAAACTTTACGGAAAACACAAAGTTGAATTTCCAGAAATCTCAACTGAGTATGTAAATGTTTTCATTTTTTATCGTGGTGGTCTTGTAGTTAAAAAACTTAAGTATTCAGAGCCAGACATTAGTAGTGAATCGTTTGCTAAGTTAACAGAGATGATAGGTAACAAAATAGCAAGTTTGCAAGAAGGCGGGGAATTAAATTCTTTATTACAAAAACTAAGCAAGGATTAAAAATGAGAATTACAAACAAGTACAACCTTCCCTTGTCTTTAGTACAAGCAGTATCTAATGATCCTTACACCAAAGGCAATTCAGATATCTCAGTAACTCAGCTTTGGAAATCACCACGGATAGTTGTATTAGAAAAAGAACATGCAGATAAACTAGAGCGTGATGTTGTAGATTCTTTGTGGTCGCTTTTAGGTAGAGGTGTGCATGATGTTCTTTGTCGTGCAGATTCTGACACCATGACAGAAGTTAGAATGAGTTTTGAAATGGAAGACTGGAAAATATCTGGTCAGTTTGACAGATACATTCCGCAAGAGTGCCGTCTTCAAGATTACAAAGTTACAAGTGCGTGGAGTTTACTTTACGATTCTAAAAATGAAGACTGGGAGAACCAGCTTAACACCTACGCTTATATGCTTAGGGTTAACGGGTATGAGGTAAACAACCTTGAGATTGTTGCAATTCTCAGAGACTGGAAACAAAACGAAGCTCTTAGAAGTCAAGACTACCCAAGTGCTCCGGTAATTGTTGTACCAATTAAACTCTGGACTAATGAAGAATGTAAAGAAAAAATTAAAGCTCAAGTGTTAAAACACAAAGCAGCTTTAACTCAACTTCCACTTTGCTCAGAGAAAGATCAATGGACACAACCAGGTAAGTGGGCAGTTATGAAAACTGGGGGTAAGAGGGCTGTTAGACTATACGATTCTCATGCAGAAGCTTTGGTTCATTTAGCTGAAGCTAATGATTCTAAGCTTTCAATTGTTGAGCGTAAGGGTGTTAAGACTAGGTGTGAGCAATATTGTTCAGTGAAGAACTTTTGTGATCAATACAGAATGGAGTCTACTAATGCGACTGATGATCTGGAATAACAGGCCAAAGCTTATTAAACAAAACGGCAGCTACGGAACAGGGACTGTAATAGTTTTAGCAGAATCTTTACCGTCTGCCGTAGCTATGGTGTCTAATCCAAAGCTAAGTGGTATACCGGAAGATTTAGTTTCTAGAAAAGAAATCATAAATCTTCCAGATGTTAACAGCATAATAATGTCAAAAGACTTAGGGGTTTGGGCATTCCCTTCACAAGATACAGAAGTAAATCAATAGTTGTATTGCTATTACGCATAGCTAATTAATCGCACACCAAAGCGTTGCTTTGGATTTTATGCTGGGACTTCCTCAGCAGTTTTCATGGAGGATGGTTTATGTTTTCGTTTCTTGTTGCCACCACTGTGGCTATTTCTTCGGTGTCGGTAGATGGAATCTTTGGTAAGAAATCTTGCCAAAGCGGTTCTTGTTCTGCTCCTGTTGCTGAAAAGCCACTCGTAGTAGAAAAGAAAGTTGAAGCTAAGAACTGCACAAGTTCTTGCTCAGAGAAATCAAAAAAGCACTTTAAGCATTTTGCATTTCGTAAAGGTTGCAAAAGCTAAAAAAGTTCTGTTTTGATTATTGGTTCGTTGTTGTTGGGAGAGGAGAGATGAAAGTCTCTCCTCTCTTTTTTTGTAAAGAGGTTTTAGCAAATTCTACCTCTTTGTTTTTATTCACTTTTAGGAAAGGATTACAATGCCAAGCATTTACGCGGATCAAACGCAAGTGTGCGAAGAACCAGTAGATAATAAAAAACTTCAATGTGCTCTTTGCAAAAGATTTGAATCTGAATGCAAACATCATTGGTATTCTATCAGATACAAAGAACCTACTAAAGAAGCAATTGCATTGTGTGATTATTGTTTTATACACGAAAACAATTACAAAACAGAAAATTTAAATATCGAAGACAATGATGATGATGATGATGATGATGAGATGAATGATGACAGTGATGACAATATGCCTGTTTATCAAGTACGAGATATGAACCACGGACGAAACGAAGAATATAAAGATTTTTTCATTCGCAACAAAATTGAATCTTCTACTTTTGAATTTAATACCTCTAAACGTTTAGTTGGCTGTGAAATTGAAGTTGACGGTTTAAGAAGACCTGTAAATGAAAATATACTCTGTACTAAAATTGGAAGATATGTTGCTTACAATAATGCAGTTCTTTGGGATGCCGGAGCTGTTGCTGTTTATGACGGAAGCCTACAAAGTGGCGGATTTGAGATTTGTACTTTCCCTGCAAACGGTGATGCGTTTATTAATCAAATAACTTCTATTACAGAAGCAATAAATAATCAAAGACCTATTATTAGTTCTAATTGTGGCTTGCATATTCATGTAGATGCTACTGATTACACCGCTAAAGACGTTACTAACTTTATGAAACTGTACTGTTTAATTGAACATGCAATCTTTTCAACATTACCGCCAAGCCGTAAAGACAATCGTTATTGTGCTAAAATTACAGAAGACAAAAATAACTTAAACTTTTTATTTACTAAAGGTGTTAAATCTTCTCACGTTGCAATGCGTACTGCTTACGATTGCATAATTAATAACAAAAGTAATTTAGAATATTTAAAAAGATGTAAGAAACCAGATTCTCGTTACAAAGCTGTAAATCTTTCAAGCTGGTTCTATCAAGGAACAATTGAGTTCCGAATGTTTTCTGGAACTACTTCAGCGGAAAAAATAATTACATGGTGTAATTTTTGGTCTAACCTTCTTACGTTAGTTAAAACAACTTTAAACACTCCTAAAAAGATACACGACTTTTTTGATTTTAGTGCTCCTTGTGAACACTCAGGGATTCCTATGCGACTTACTAATTTTGAGATAAACGCAGAGTTTAGTTGGAAGTGTTTAATGAAAGTCTGTAGCTCAGATGCTCAAAGAGCTTGGTTTACCAAACGAAAACTTAAATTTAAATAACCCTTAATTTCAAAAGGATATTATTATGTGTGGAATATTTGGATGGCAAGTTGAAGGAAATAATTTAAATACCTCACGTAGGTTTTCTATCTTTGCTTCTGTTTTAATGGCAGGCAATGATACTCGCGGTGGACATAGCTGGGGCTATGCAGGGCGACGTAAACCAAAACATTCACGAACCAAAAAACTTACAATTAAAAAAGGCCTTGGTAATATTGTTACCGGTGTTAGCCCAATTATAATTACTAATTTTAATTACATGATGGGTCATACCCGGTATGCAAGTCACGGGGCTAAGACAATTGAAAATGCTCATCCATTTAGAATCAAAAATATTATAGGTTCGCACAATGGAATTGTTTCTAATCACAAAAGTCTTAACGAAAAGTACAAGCGGAACTTTGAAGTAGACTCTATGCACATCTTTGAGCACATTGCTAATGGCATTGATGTTAATGACATTGAAGCCTACGGAGCTATTGAGTACATCAAAAAAGAAAACCCTGAGATTATTAACCTATGCTGTTTTAATGGTGGTGAGCTTGCAGCTTATCGCTTTAAAGGACACAAAGGAATATTTTGGAGCTCTTCTGAAGTTCACGTTAAAGAAGCTTTAAAATTATCTGGATTAAAAGCAACGCAATTAATCATAGAAGAAAACAAAGTTTACACCGTTCACGATAACGAAGTATATCAAACAAAAGAAAAGCTTAACTTTAAAGATTACAGCAGTACCCTAAAGTGGAACTCTACCGCTACAAAACAAAACGGGTATAAATCTTCTTATGGATCTACTTTTAAAGATGATGACATGGAAGATTATGACAGCTCTTTTTATGGCTCTTCTACGTATCAACGAACTTCTTTAAACACAAGTATGCACACTTCTATTGATACAAAAGAAAAAATTTACACCAACGTTAAAGAACTTGAAGAGCAAGAAAGACTAGAAGCTTTGTCAGGACAAAAGCTACTGTTTAATACTAAGTTTGATGTACACAAAGGTGTGTAAGAGCGTGATAATTCTTTTGATTTTAGCCCACGCAAAAGCCCACGCAAAGGCTTTTGAAATCTTAAACCCCTATTTTTATAGGGGTTTATTGATTTGGCTTTAGGATTTCTAATCCGTCGGTCACTGGTTCGAATCCAGTCAGGGGCACTTCCTCTCATTTCTTCTTTTATCCTACCCGTCTATCTTAAAACCCAAATCATTTCCTTGGGTTACTCTATAAAAACCCTGTTATTTTAATGGTTACGGTAAGAAGTATTCCTCAAGTAAGATCGAAACTTGTTATTGTTTTAAGGTTTTACTTGTTTTTTTGTTTCTTTTCTAGCCTGCAAAAAACGTCAAAAAAGTACAAATGAAGGACATTTAGCCCACGCAAAAGCCCACGCAAAAGCCCACGCAAACTTAAATCTCTATATTGGTAATAGAGATTTAAAAGGAGAAGAGTCGTGGCCCACGTAGAAAGAATTCAAAGAGTCTATTACCTCTTAGGTAATAAACGAGTTAACTCTGGTACTCCAGAAGCAAAAAAAGTTTTAGAAACTTCTAAAGATTATTACGCTGTATTAAAAACCTTAGAAGGAAAACGAGTAAGAGTTTGTTTGAAAGGTATAACTACAAAAGCACAAGCTGAAGAAGCTCTTAAGAATCTTCTTAAAGAATTAAAAAAAGAAGATAAAAGACTAAGCGATCTGTCTGACACTGAACTGGATATCTTGTTAAAAAGTTATCATTCTAAACTGATTAACAAAGGACTGGCAATTCAAACAATAACTGATGAGATGTCAAAAGTGCGGGAGATGTTGCTTGAGACTCTATATGTTATTCGTCTTGAAGACATAGATATTTCAAAAATTCAAGAAGAATTACAAAAAAAAGTTACCCGCCAAAAAGGACGAAAACAAAAACCCCTGTCGGCCAGAACCAAAAACTTCTACATCGGGGCTTTAATACGGTTTGGGAAATGGTTGAAGCTTGAAAAGCACTGGAAGAAAAATCTGTTTAAAAAACTAGAGCTGTTTCGTGGAGCAAAAAAGAAAGTGCGGAGGTACATGACCTCTGAAGAATTAAAAGCGATTGTGCAGGCTGCAAAGACTCGGGGTAGAAACGCAGAAGAACGTAAGCAAGGAGAAGAAAGAGCTTTGTTTTACCTCTTTCTTTTTTACACCTTAACCCGTGCAGAGTCTTCTCGGAGTGTTACCGTAGGCCAGCTTAACTTCCGTAAGAATCCACCAGAGCTTGTTTTAAGAGGAGATCAAGTTAAAAACAAAAAAACTGTAACCAAGGTTTTGCACCCTAGATTAGTGATTGAGCTTCAACGTTGGATTGCAGCTAAGAAGCTAAAAGCAGAGGATACTGTTTTTACTACGATTACTAAGTGGGTAGTTACGCAATTTAACAGGGACTTGAAAGCTGCGGGTATTCCAAAAAACCTTCCTGATGGTACTAGCTTAGATATCCATTCTTTTAAAACGTCTGCCATTTCAATCCTGCATGATGCAGGTGTTCCCCTTAAAGTTATTCAAGAATTGGCAGAGCATTCAAACCCTCAGACAACTATGAATCATTATGTAAAAGCAAACAAGGTTACGCTTGCTCAGGCATTTCTCCATCTTCCAGAACTTGATTAGCTTTTAGATCTTTGGCTTCTTCCCGTGCAATACGCTTCTCTTCATCTTTCCGTTTCCTAGTCGCTTGATAACTAACCCTACGGTTCTCTGTCCACGGTCTTTTAATGTACATGTTGCGTTCTAATTCGCATAAAGATTGATAAATGTTTTTCCATTCTTGAGGGCAAGTTTCTTTTGGTTGTTGTTTTTTATTTATTGGTGGTGGCGGGGGAGTACGCATGTGTTGAAAAGAATGAGCTTTAATTATCTTTGCTGTTTTCTTTTGCATAACATCTCTTGCACATAATCTAAAAGTACCAGGCTTTATTGTTGCTTTGTCTCTTCTTACTCTAGCTACTGTTTCTCTTCCTTTAGGGTCTTTAAAAAAAATGGTCCAATAAAACCATTGCATCTTTTCTTTTTGATACCATGCTGAGAAGTGTGTGTCTTTTTCTATTAAAAACAAAGCTCCAGTCATCAAGTCTTGAACTTGAGTTCCAGAGCTAATAAATACAGTTGCTGTGTAAATTTCTTTACTACGCTTTGCCTTGCGATCCATTGATAGCCTGCCTTAAACCAAACGCAGCTAGTGCGCCCATGAGGGATTGAAACGCTAGTTCTACATGACCTTCAGAAAATTGGTAAAGAGCAAGACCTATAAGACCTGCTGCTGCTAAATACGTTTTGTATCCATTAAGCATTTCCATAATACTATCCTTTCTTTTCGGTTGGGGTGTTAAGAGCATTAAGGATTTGAGATAGCTTCTCCTTCTTTCGATTCTCCGCAGTGACCATTTCGAGTATCGCATCGTAGTGATCCTTTGGTTCTTGGGGAACAGGAACAACATCTACGGGTACTACTACTGCTTCTACCGATGGAGTTAAAGGTGAAGATTGTTTTTTAATCTTATCGCCAAACTTGCTGTAAGCTATCCAGCCTAAAACAAATCCAGCACCAGCGTATGCAAGTTGAGCCATGTCAAACATAATTAGTTTCCTTGTTTATTTGAGGGAGTTAAAAATAATACCACCGCCAATAGAAACAACAGTAGTGCGGGTATGTACTCAGAGAATACGGGCAGTGCAATAGTTTTTCTTCTGTCTATATCTTGTGCAGGGGTGTAGTTGGGATCTGCTTTTCTAAGAGCAGTTGCAAGCCCAGCAGCACCATCTTCGTAGTCATCTTGTCGGTGTAATACTTTTCCCGTTGGGGATTGTAAGTAGATGGTAGGAGAACCTTCTGTATAGAACCCTGCTTTTACTGCCCAGTTGCTAGGTTCATAATCTTGAATAAGGTATTTCTCTGATAACCCAGAGAGTAATGGATTGTTCTCTAAGTCAGACCGTACTTTCTTGCGTAGGTCTGCTGGCCCAATAATTGTAAGTCGTAACAAGTGCTTGTCATTAGGAAGGCTTTTGTCTGCTAGAGCTTGCAAAGCTTCTGCTTCGGTAGCGTTAAGTCCGTTGATAACATACCGCTCTTTACCTATATGGGAACGGTCTACACCAAAGTTCATAATCTCTGGCTTGCGGGGTTGAAGATTTGCAGGTAGAGGATGGGGTGGGGTATTTTCCCCACCCTTGAAAGTGTCCGTTACTGGGTCGTAGGGATGATATTCATTAAGGTCAGTGTGGTAGTTGCCTACTTGCTTGCCGTTTACAATAAGAGCTATTTGAGTTTTGTCACTACTAACTTGAGTCCACTCAACTGAGGGACAGGAAACTCCCCCCCATACAGAAGGAACTCCCCCCTTTATATTAGTAGCTTCCCCCTTTGTGTCAGGAGCTTCCCCTATTAAGCCAAAAGCAATAAGTAATATCGTTGGGTACATAGTGGTTTCCTATCTAGTAGGCAAGGGTGGTGGTGGTGGTGATATCCAGATGAAAGTCCATCCGGAAGATCCGTCTGTCCATCTGTCCATAAACTCTTTGGTGTTCATCCAAATTAGCTCGCCAGGCTTTCCGTTGTTATCCCAAATAGCTGCGTAGTTGTCGTCAAGATGAGCAAGACAAACCATATGAGCTATGGAACCGGAGTAGCGTACTTTATCTCTACCCGAGTAAGTGATTGCAGGAAACCTCCCAGTGTCGAGGGCGGTCTTTAATATCTGAGGGTCTTTGCCTTCGTACTGAATATAGTTTGGTTTGGGAGTAACTTGAAACTCTTTGACATACTTTGCTAGTTGCTTGTCTACTTTTTCGGGCCAGCCACCTCCTGGCTCTTTGGCACACCAGTCTCGTAGCCCTCGCATAGATTCTAAGTTTGACCACCGTGCTGCCATTTCGATGCTACTCATTACACACATTCCCGCTCCGTCTTTTTTAGAACCAATGTTGGTAATGTGTTCGCTAAGAGGGAAGTCAATTTGTATTTCAGTTTTATTGTCAGGAGCAATTTTTCCACCTAAGCTTATAGTCTCAAATGGATCTACCTGTTCTTTTCGCCAAGGTAAAATAGGTTTAGGTTTAGCATCTGGTTTTGCTGGTAGTATTGGTCTAAGTATAGGGTTAGAGCTTTTATTAGGTTCTTGCTTAGGAAAAAAAGAACTTCCAAGAAATAAGATGGAAACAACTACAAGAATAAACTCAAGCATTGTTTTTAGGTTCGAGATGTTATTCATTACCGTCCTCGGTTAGAAGTGGCAAGTAAATAAAGAACCATACCACCGCCTATAATCATTGCCCCATCACGAAAGCCTCGCCAGTAGATTAGATCTACTATCATAGTGACAGGAGTAAATACGGAATCAATAAGTTCCATTTGAGGATTCCTTAAGATATTGTCTATACTTATAGTTTAAATTAAAAAGTGCTGTAATTCAAGCTCAAGCTAGTTTTTATAGTCAGGATCTATGTGCCATCCTTGGCAAGTAAAGCCTTTGTCTAATTGAAGATCAAATCTGCTAGCAAGAGCTTTGTAATTGTCTATGCTGTGAGAACAATGCCATATTATGCCAGGATATGGATACAAACGATCTTCTTTAAGAATTGGCAAATTAGCCATTTTACCATTAAAATATTTTTCAATAACGTTCCAAATTATCATTTCCGCAGCATGTCCTTGAGTGGATTGCATACGAAATTCGTTTAATATGTTTGGGTGATACCATGCTTTAGTGTCCATAAGAACAAATTCTGTTCGAATTGGAAAAGTAGTTAAACCTTCAGTACAAGCATATGAAGAAGTTTTTAACTTACTTTGAATCATTCCCGATATACACGGGTTAATCCAATTGTGAATGTCTACGCACATACGTTGAGATAGTTTAATTAAGTACGGCAGTTTTCTAAAGTATGCCCATTGAATACCTAAGTGAAACGCTACTAAGTCTCCCCCTGCATGGCCTAACCGTTGAGGGTTTGACCATACTGTTACGTCAGTATACTTAGTTGCTAACTGCATTAAATCATTATAATAAGTGCAAGTTTTTGATCTAGAAGAGCAATCGTCACTTATAAATATAGGAACAGGCCCATTGTGAAAACGGATTAGATTGATCTGTAATTCAATCAACTTAGGGTAATTAAAACATCCTATAACTACCCCAGTATTCATTAGTTACTCTACAAAAGGGGAATCAGCTTTGTAATCAGGGCAAGTTACACAAGACATAACATTTAAAGGAGCGTATTGACCTCGTACCGCTTGTCCGTGTTTTTCGCAAGAATGTATAAATTTTAAAGGGCAGTTACAAGAAGCACGTTGTTTAACAGGCCCTAAACTTATACAAGGCAAAGAGCGTGGGTTATTTGTAGGTAAAGGTAGATTAGTGTTTTGAGGAACTTGTCCTGACTCTTTGTTCCAAAGTTCTGCATGACGCGGAGAGTAGTAGTATAGCCAACACATACGGCAGTCTACACTTTTGTAAAACTTTCCGGTAGTTACACGGTTACAATTACAAGGTCGTTGATTCATAATCATAATATTATAACGAATTAGTAAGTTTACATGTAATACTTTCTATCCCCATTATGTCAGATAATTCAGGATCAGAAGGTACTAGTGTCATTTCTCGAAAGTAAAGATTTCCATCTTCTATTTCGTAACAATAATCAGAAGCTAAAAAACTAAAGTTAGGAACAATTCCTAAACAATCATCGTCAAAGTGTTCTTGAAGAGCAGTAGTTTTTTCTTTTCCTATGTAATAAAAAGGGTCTTGATAAGATGTTATAGTTTGAGACAAAGAATTATAACAATAAGAATAACCGCTACTCCACTCAAAGCTTTTAAAATAAAATGATGTAGGTGTTTTTTTTGTAGCAATTAAATATTGTAAGTTTTCAGAATTAACATGAGGAGCATCAAAATATGTTTTTTGTGAAGGAGTAGGTACAGCTTCTGTAGGTAACGGAAGATCTATTGGAATATCAAAAAACTCTTTTGGAATACATACACCTATGTTACTTAAGGTAAAATAAAATTTTCTTGTAGGACTAAAGTATGTAATAGATGTAGTTGGTTTATAAAAAGTGTAAGTTTTAAGAGCTGCACCAGTACCGTAATTATATGAACCTGTATACGCAGATACTGGTACTGTATAACGTTTATTAAATAGTTCTGGCCAAAGATCGCTTTCACCTTTAAATATAACACTCATTGCCAATGTAGCTGTAGTGGTGCAAGGTGCAGCCATGTTTTTAAGAGCGGTTCCACCTTGAGCTCTTATTCCGGTTTTTCGTTTAGTTACAGTAAAACCAGAAATATAAAACACTTTAGTTAAACAAGCAGCAGCAGCTCCTGTTTCATATTCATCAGCACCGCCTTGATTCCATTGTCCATAACTAATATTTGTTACTATAGCTGGCATTATGTTTTCCTAAAATTGTAAATGTTATAGTAAGTGGAATACCAGTAGTTGTAATAATAGTCTCCGTAATAATATCCTTGATTATCAAAGTAATAAATTGGATGAATAGACATTTCAGCAAAAGGTATTTTATTTAAAGGAAGCGTAAATTTTTCGTAAGGCCAATACGTGCTTTCATTAGTAAGACTGTATTTAGTAAAAGATTTATATTCTACAAATCTTGACGCGGGAAAATAATGATTCATTTCAAATGTAAATTTTTCAACGTCATCTAAAACTGGAACTGTTTCTGATAACAAAGCGTTATAACCTTGATTTGGATCATCATGATCATAATCTGGATCATAGTCTTTTACTACTGTTTTACCGTATGTTTCTGAGTTAGGATCAGAATCAAAAGTTATTATTTTTCCTTCTGTTCTAGGTTCAGTTGTCATGGGAGTAGGAGTTTTGCAAGTATAATAATTAATTTGTGCTTTCCAGTAAGGTACTCCACACGTTTCTGAAAAATCGTAATCTGGCTCTTCAACAGTTACACGCATTGTGTAACTTTCGTTTTCATCATCTATTACAGTTACGTCAAAATAATTAGTTGCTGTTTTAGATAGGCTTTCATATCGCCAAGGATCAAAAGGTAATACTGTGCTAGAGTATTCTTCAAATCCCAATGCTTTAATACATTGACCTAAAAAACGATTAGAGTATGTGTAATCTAAAAAAGGAGGTTCTGTTACATCTTCGGGGTCGTCTGAAATCCAAGCGTAAATATCTGTATCTCCATCCCATGTATACTCTTCTGTTTCTGCATCATATGTATAAGCTATTCTTTTATAATGATGACTACTACCATTAGGACTTATAGGATGAGAAGAATAAGTTTGAATCCAAGGATCATCTTCTTCTAAATTTGAATGTGTATCATAACGATTTGCGTGACCCCATTGTTTAGGAAGAGGTGGAATAGCTATGTTAATTGCTACGCTATCTACATAACGATTAACAGTCTTTTTATAATTAGCACCAGCTCTTGTTCCTGTGTAAGTAAAGTCAGGGGTTGATGGAAAGTAGTAATAAAAAGTTTGTGACGCTGCACCAGCACCAGGTCCAGTAAATGAAATTGCATTTCCATTTATAGCATTTTGATATGATGTTGCAAATTTTATCCACCCTGTCCATTCGTTATTGTTCATAATAGGAATAAGATAATAAGGAGTATTAAAAGAAAGACCGCCAGGTAATGCTGCAAGTTCTACTAAAGGATTAGGTGGTGGAGTTGTTTCATTAGGGTTAGCTTTAAACGGAATTTTTTCAAACACTATTTGTTTTCCTAAAACAAATAAACCTACATTGTCTTTATTAAAATCTTCTTCATAAAGACTACTAACACTAGGATAAAATTGTAATTTACCTGTTTTATCTTTTCCATGTAGTGTGTAACGAGTGTTATTTTGAAAAGGCCACTGAGTTGGTAATGGGCTGTTAATTGCAAAACGATAGGGTGGAATCCCGCCTGTTGCTTGAAATACTGCTTTAAAAGTTCGGTGAGGTTTAATAGTAACTGTAGAAGGGCCTGTTAATTGTAAAGGCATATTTAAGGGTTCTTGAACAAACGAAGGATGAGCTGTTGTTAAAACAAAATCTTTGGTTGCAGTTTCTTCGGTGTCGGGGTTGTAAACTTGCACAGTAAAAGAGTAGCTAACTGATTTTTCTCCTGTTTCAGAAAGAGAAAAATACCCGTTAGGATTTATAATGCAACCACCAGAAGCGTTTACAAGGCTCCATTCAAGGTTGTAGTTGTATTGATTACATTCAAATAAAAAGTTATAAATTTGATTTCGATAACCTATTAATAAATCTTCTTGTTCTGTAGTTATTTCTAAAGCGGGATCTTCTACCGGAACATAATCTAAAGTTGTTTTATTTCCAAAATGATCCCAACCTTCTCTAGATGCTTGATCTGAAGATTCTGGAAAGTACGATTCTGCATAAAGACTTCCATACGCATAAACATTATTATAAGTATAAATCCAATCAACAAGTCTTTTAAAATATAAACTTTCTTCTGGGTTATTTTTTTTCATCCATTCGGGTGTAAGTAAAAATTTTTTATCAATAATTTCTGCATCTACTTTAGAAGCTCCAGGAGATCCGCGATCATAAACAGGAAGATCAGTTATTGCACTTAAGTCTTTGCATTCTTTATCTACATCTACGCAATAATTTTCTCCTAATTTAAAAGCACTATCTGTAGAAATAGATGCCATATTAATGCCAATACCTGTCATAATATTTTTCTTAGCCATTAAATATTCCTATGAAGAAAAATGAGTGCAAGGTTCTACCCAATAATAATCTTCTGGACTACACGGGTTAACAGGAGGAATTTCTGGGAACTCAGGAGAAAGCCGAACAGTTTCTGTTGCCGTTTGACATCCACCAGAAACAGTATTAGGTTCTACACAATACATTTCACCCATTAATGAAAAAGAACCATAATACCCATAACCATAACCTCTAAAAAATTGTAATCCCGCAGAAGAAGAAAGATCAAAATAAAACACATCTGTTTCTGATGTAGGTGTCATACAGCCAGTACCACAAGATTCGGGAACTTCTTGTTTTACTAAAGCACTAGTATCTACAAAAGTTACAGATGTTCCAAAACCACCAATATCAGAAATGTTTAATTTTTTTAAATTACTATAGCCGTAATTAAAATAACCTCCATAACTCCAAGGACTATAACCGCTAGATAAATTGTTTCCAGTAAGTTCTTGTTTTCTTGCTGTATAACCCATGTCTGCAACAATCACGTCACAATCTAAAAAGCTTCCATCTCCACCAATATTATTATAAGGCCATCCATACGGATTATAATAATTGTAATAACCGTTATACCAATAAAGCCCTGACACTCTTCCCCAAATTGGCAAGGTTACATCATAATAAGATTTTGTAAATCCACTATTAAATCCGTAACCCCAATAAGAATTTCCACCATTAGTATAAGCTCCATCAACCATTACAATATACCAATTAAAATTTAGTGTTGAGTAATTCGGAGTACAAGTATAACCAGTTTCTGGGGAACCAGAAGCAGTGTAACTTGTTACATACTTATATTCATGTGGTATAGCGTGACTGTTATATTTAGCTCTTGATAATGCAGATTCATACGCAGCATCAGAAGCTGCTCTACTTGCATCATACGCATCGTAATAAGCAAGTCCTGTCATTACAGAATATTCAGGTTCAACTTTTTTTAAGTTTGTTCCACAACTAGAAATATATCCGTTTTCAAGTGTAATAGGAGTGCAAAGATCTGTGCCTCCCATAACAATTGAAGTAATGCCGTACATGTAATTACACATTCCTGCCATGTTAGAACCAGTAGGAATGTAATCATAATCATATACTTGATTACCATATACATGAACATAGCCGGGAAGATATTGAGGGTATGTATTGTTGTTGTTTTCATCTGTTACTTCTCGTTGGTAGTTATAAATTGCAGCGGTTATTTCTGGATAATCTAAAGAAGAAATAGATAGGTTGTTGTAATAATTGTAATAATTAAAAGATGTACCTGCACTTCGTAATTGATCTTCTCCTTTATTTGGATCGAAAAGAAAAGCTGCTTTTGGAATGTAAGGTATAGTAGGAGTAAGAGTATTTTGGCAGTCATAGATATCTTCTGGAAAATCTAATCGTTCATCTATTTCACCAGAAGTTAAAAAGCTTGGTGGGAAGTAATAATACCAATCGTTAAATTCTCCTTTTAAATACTCGCATTGAAAATATTCTGTTTGTTCTGCAACTGTTTGTAACATGGTTGTTGCACGAGGAAGTATTGTTGGTTTAGTTGTAGCATTTTCGTAATCGGGTAAATATATTTTGGTCGGTGGTGTTGGTGGATCTGTTACCGTTAAGGGTGGTACTTCTAGTAATTTTGATTCTGAAACCATAATTATAGAAGGATCAAACTCTTGAAAATAATATTTTGGATAATTACTGTCTCTAAATTCTTCTGGATCTGGAGGGTCTGTTGAAAATATTCTTACTTTAGGTTCTGTTAAATTTGGAGGATAAACTAAACCTTCACTTGGTCTAACACCACTAAAAAAATAAGGGATATAAGCAGCTTTAAATTTTAAATTTAAATACCTTTGTTTGCCAGAATACCAATTGTAATAGTAATTGCTATATTCATTACATTCAGAAAGTACTAGTTCGTCGCCACCTTCGACTGCTGGATATACTTCATATTTTACAGAATCATATCCATACGAATAACAAAAATTTCCAAGGTAACTATAATTAGACCTACCTTGTTCTTTAGCTGTTGCTTCAATAGACCCATAATAAGTAGAAAGAAGATATCCCGGTTCGGTAACGTACTCTCTATTAACTTGTTCTAATGGAAATTCTTCTTGCTCATCATCTGTAATTCGAGTCCAGTAAGGAACACCTAAATTAATAGGAAGATTAACAGCTTTTATTTTGTATACAGCTTTAGTGTATTTAGAGCTTACAGTTCCTATTTGTTTGTAAGGAGTGTATAAAGGTCTACCGCACGGATTATTAGATGGAGTGCAAAAATAAGCTGTGTACATTGCTTGGTACGCTGCGCCATCTATTCCAAAACGAGGCCAGCTTACGCTTGTGCTGTTTACACTTAGTAACTCCATTACACCGTAAGTTGTAGTTCCATCATCAAGGTCAACTTCGTTAACGGGGGTTCCACAAGCATAAGCTACTGCACCAGGAACATTAGGGTTAATTTCCCAAGTTCCGTTTGAGTATGGGCCGTAGCCGTTAAACCCCCACATATAGTTATAACCATAGTAATAATAATAACTATAACATTCTGCATTAGCTGTAGGGGAACCTATGTTTCCGTAGTAATACCAACTATAATCATTTGATGCTAATCTTATATATGAATTATAAAAGCCCCAATAATTATAATAGTACCAATTCCACCCTGCTAACAAAGGTGTTAAAGAATATATAAAATTACCATTGCCGTCATCTGATGCGTATACCCACGGGTTTTCCCAATCTGGTTCTTCGTCAGCAGCCCTTGCTGGAATTTCTGCTTGAAGTACATGGCTAACTCCATTGCAATCGGTATACCGTAATTCTGGTACAGCAGCTACTTCACCTATAGTAGCCCAATAAACAGTTATGTAGGAAAAAGAATCAACTCCAGATCCAAAACTGTTTATAGCTGTTTCTCTTTCCTCTTCTGTTGTTTGTCTCCAATTAGGTATACCTGCGTCCATAACATTGTGATACACCGATTGAGGGCGACCACTAACACAAAACCAATTAGAAGTTCCTTCTAACGGAGCATCTTTAACATAAGTAGCATAAGAGGTTTGTTTATGATAATAGTAATAATTGTTGTTAACATAATTGTAGTATCCATAGTAACCACTATAAACAGAGTCTAACCCATAGTTACTATTCCAACCGTACCATCCATTCCAATAACCATTAAAACTATTTGTAAATGTGTAATATTGTAAAATAGATCCCATATCTAAAGAATAATAATATGAGTCATTAAACAAGTAATTTTCTTTAGTAGTAAATGCAGACTTAGATCCAAAACTTGTTCCAGGCCCTAAATCGATTATTACTGAATGAGGACCGTGAGCTTCGTCATCAGAATGAATACACTCTGTAGATGCTCCTTCTAAATAACAAAGTACAATAGAAATTCCTGTTTTAGAATACGTATAAATAACTAAAACATTATCTTCTCCTAAGGTTGCAGTTCCCGCCCAACACTTTCGAGAAATGTTTGCATGGGTATCATAAAAAACAGCGTAAGAAGAATCAGTGTTAGTTGTAGATGATACCCTTTTCTTAGGAATATCTGGATGATCTTTAAAAACATTTTCTGTTTTAGTGAGTGTTATTGGTTGATAAGGATTGTCAACAGAGTCTTCTATATAAGCTGTTCCAACAGAAGAAAATAAATTTTCCGTATTACCGCCATACTGTGGTCTTATATTTCTAGATAGTCCTTGATTGCCAGTAAAAAGAGAAAGGTCTGATCCGCTGTAATTTCTAGGATAAAAAAATACATCTAGTTTTTCTGGACCAGTATCCCAGTTAACAGGAAATTGATATTGAGCTTCAGACGGAGAACAGTTGCAGTCAGGATTGCTTACGGTAGTTACAGCAATAGGATTTGTTTTAGTAGGTAAACTAAACCTAGAATACTCTAAGTTTAATCCAGTAACTGCTTTTACGGTGTCTGCCATATAAAATACCTATATTTTAACCGCCTAAAGCAGTAACCCTTGCTTCTAAATCGGCTATTCGATCTTCTAAATCATTAGTTGTTGCTTGTGTTATTCTTCCGTAAGTATCTACAACAATAGTTGGGTTTATGTATGTTCCTGTTTTTACACCAGAAGAACTAAGCTGAATTGTTCCCGAAGATGTGATAGGCCCACCTTTAATTCCGTTTGAAGTATTAATAAGTGTTACACCTATAGCAGGTTCAACCTCTTCAAAAATAGGACAGACGTTAGTAATTACATCAATAAAATTAGAAGACGTTCCAGCAGCACTACTACCTGTGTTGTTAAACAACATGTAGTTGCCTTGTCCAAAGTACAACTTTACAACTGTGCCTAAAGAAACAACTTGATTGTTAACTTCTAATGCTGGACAACTGTCAGGTGATCCTGTCATACCACCAACACTTGCATTTAATTGATTAATATCACGGCATTGTAAAACGCTTTGATCTTTTGTATTGCTATCATTAATAACAGAACCGTTTGCTCCAGAAGTTGAACCTGAGCCAGATGCCTTTGGAATAGGTGCTATGTAAAAAAATTCTTGTCCTTTTCTGTCTATGTTTAAATCTTCAACAAGCTCTACCCAACCATAAGCATAAACATAAGAAGGACATGCCGAAGTACCACCCACTCCTGACCCGCTTCCACCAGAAAGACCTAATTCGCTTTCTATTCTTTGAATCGATACAATTTGAGCCCATATTGGAGGTCTAGCTATATTTTCAGATAAGTTAAATCTAGTACCTGCCGAACTGTTTATAGAATTAATGCCACCGTCTGTAGGAACGTTAACACTATTAGACGCGGTATTTTCTGCAATTTTATTTAATGCACTTGCGGATATACCTATTCCGCGAGAAAACTTATTAAAGTTTGGTTGAGAAATCGCCATAACGCTCCTAAATCTTATAGGAACTTATCATACCTTTAATGTTGTTTATAATCAACGGTTTTTAGCTGATTGCGTTTACTTCTTCTATGGTTGTTGCAGCTTCTACAGCTTTGCGTTTTTGAGCAAAATTCTTAGCCATATCTGACCTAGCATTACCATAATACATAAGTAATACAGTCATATCTTGTATTGTTTCAAATTCAATTGAATTGTTTTCCATGCTTATTAATTTTGGCAAAGGCATACCCATTGCCGATGCTTCTCTTGCTAAAGAAAACACTCCTACAATAAGAGCTACATCAGACGGGGTAATACCTAAATGATAGCCTTGGCCAGAATCCCAACCAGCGGACTCTAGCGTTGCCCACTCATTTTCTATTTGGGAAAGTTTTTGTTTTTTAGCGTATTGCAGCCGTAAAGGAGCTTCTTCCTCTGGAAGATACTTAGCAGCGATAAACCATTCCTGAGCATAAGAACCATCTGGAGTTTTTGTAGGGGTAACTTCTTGTATATGACGAAACAAAGGATCGTATTCTGGTGCAATGGTTGGTGTTACGGGGTGTACACCAAAACTCTCTAGATGGGGAATCAAATTTTGAGGTAAAGAAACCGTAGGGTTCTCCAAACGCAAAAGATCAATATCAAAAGGGTACACAATTGAACCATCCGTAGTCACTCGTAAAAACATAACTAACTCCTTAAGTCCACGAAATAATTACTAGACCATTTTTGCCTTTAAGACCTAACCTTGTGGATGCACTATTTTCTCCTGTTCCTCCCGCTGGAGCACCATTACCATAAGTTCCTCTGCTTGCATCCGCTGAATTTCCTGGGGTAGTTCCACTTCCTGCTGTTGTAGTTAAAGACCCTGTGACATAGCCAGATCCACCACCACCTCCTTGCCAAGCTGAAGCGTTACCCCCTCCGTAGTACCCACTACCTCCACCACCACCAGCACCCGAACCACCCCCCGCTCCTACCAAATATCCACTAGCTGTTGTAGGGCTTCCAGCACTAGTACCTCCTGCACTTTGAGTACCACCACTTCCTTGTCCATTCCCTCCTACTGATCCTCCACCCGCTGCTGCACTATTATCATCTCCACCTCCACCGCCCCCTCCCGCAATTGCTAAAGGAGTAGCACCCCTAAAGATTCCGCTGTATCCACCACCACCACCACCACCCCCATAAGCTGATGCAGAACCACCTGTTCCCCCATTAGGCCATCCTCCGTTTCCACCAGTAAGTCGTGTCGATGGACTGTCTAATGATGTTGTTTCATCTGAAGAATTGCCACCCCCTAGTCCACCTTGACCTACATAGATTGTCAACACTTCGCCAGAGGTTACAGTTAGACTACCACCTGTGTAGCCTCCACCACCGCCAGCACCATAATCTCTATTGGAACCACCACCAGCACCCCATATTTTTATGGTGATAGTAGATTTACCAGAGGGAACAGTAAAACTTTGCGTTGAGCCTGTGTAATATAAAGTTTGAGATCCTGCAACTGCTGGAGGTGCGGACACACTTAAACCAGCAGCAGCCATAATGATTCCTCGAACACTCATTATCTAATGTCCTTTCCAAGCAAAAGTCCTGTCCAAGTTGCACCACCATCGTGAGTAAAAAAGCCTAAACAGTCTCTTCCCGATGCGGTTAATGTAGGGGCTGTTCCACTTGCCCACTTTACACCAGACCACCAAGTAATAGTGAATGCCCCACCGTTAGTAAGATCAAGAATAAAGCTTCCTACAATTCCAGTAGTGGGAGTATTGGTCACGGTAAAAGTAGTAAGGGCTGTTATGGTTTTTGTGAAGTAGTTTCCAAGCGTTAGGTCTACATTGTTCGTAGATAAAACAGATTTAGTTTCTTTCAAACCTGTGATAACAGGGGTTGTTAATGTGCCTACAGTAGTAATGCTTGTAGACCCTGCCCACGCATTTAAATCTGTACCTTTCAACTGCCATGCCGAAGCGTTCCAATACCAAGTCTTACCTTCGTAGGTGTATTCTTGTAATGAAGTTGGAGTAGATGGAAAATTAATTGGCATAATAAGACACCTTAAATTTTAGTTACTGTAACAACTCCACTACTGTTGTTAAATCCGTAGAGAGGGAAATTTGTACCGCCTAGATTTTGAATGGTAACACCATTGAAAGTACTGATGCCTTCAAAGGTTCCGTTAGGGGTTCCAACATTGGTAGCACTAGATATTATGTAAGAGCCTCCACCACCGCCAGCGTTTCCTATAGTACCTGCTCCACCCTGTCCAGCACCACCTCCAGAATAGCCACCGCCACCGCCACCGCAAATAATTCCGTTACCACCTCCACCTCCACCAAATCCTCCTTTGGATGAAGCGTAAGTAGAAGGGTTGCCCCAAGCGTAATTACTATCTCCACCATAAAATCCGTTAGAGTAGGTGTAACCACCTTCTCCATAATAATTGGTTTGTGGAAAAGGGCGTGTTGTCGTTGTATTGCCGTTATAACCTACGGAGTTCCAACCACCGCCAGCACCACCGTTGTATTGATTTGACGAAGACCCTACCGTACCACCAGAGCCTGCGGTTCCTCCAAGGGAAACAGAATGAGAAGCACTACATACAGAAGGTCTTCCTGTTGTAGCTAAGGCCCCACTTGTTCCTAAAAAAGTCCCACCGTAAAGAGAGTTACCACCACCGCCTCCCGCTGCTAGTAAAAGAGTAGCTCCGCTAGAAACGAATGTTCCTCCACCTCCCCCTAAGCCTTGGTAGCTACTAAAATTACTCGCTGTTGTAGCATCTGTATAAGAACCACAGATGATGGTGATGACTTGGTTTATGGTTAAAGAAAGGCGAGCTTGTATAGAAGCACCAAAACCAAGACTTCCTGTTGTTGATTGACCAGGATAAATACCGGCTCTTGATCCCGCTATAAAAAAGTTGTACACACCAGTAGCAGGGACTGTCCACAACTGATAGCCCTGCGTAGTCATGTTGAAGTAAAGACTGTTTGCTGTCCAAGATGATGAGGTGTATGCGGTTCGACATTGAGTAATAGTAGGCCCAAATCTTCCTGTTACACCAGCGTTAGTAAAAGTTTGCGTTGTAAAAGGGTACAATGCACTACTAACTTTAAAAGATGTAGAGTGGTGTAAAAACATTAGAAGTTTTGTCCGTATACAGTTCCGTAGGTATTTGTACCGTCTTGGAAGAAAGAAAAGATGTCAATCTTTCCAGCAACACTAGTTGCTGTGGGGGTAGTTCCACCTACCCACTTTAAGGTTGAAGGGCTGCTCCATGTTAATGTGTTTACTGCACCGTACACTACTATTACAACAAAGGACTTACCCGCTGTAGAAGCAGGGAGTGTTAGTGTCATGTTTGCATTGGTGGTAAACTTTTGAATGGTTCCGTTAGAAAGGTTTAAGGTGAAGGCAGATCCTGTGCCTGCATCGTAAAGCGTTTCGGTGTAGTTAGTAAAAGTAGGATTAATAAGCGTACCTGTCCATGCGGTTGCGTAATCGGTTGCACTACTTTTTACCAAAAACTGGTTAGTTGTTCCCCCTGCTGGAACTCCCGTAGCAAGCGTTGCTGTAGAACCTTGTACCCACTGGGAGGAAGTACCATCGTTGACATAGGTGTAGATGATGCCTGTGTTGGTGTCGTACCATTGGTTTCCCGCAGTTGGGGAAGCAGGGGCTGTTGCAGAAGTTGTTACCGAACTACCAGCAGTTACAGTAGACCATGAAGGAGCAGATGTTCCATTTGATTGTAATACTTGCCCCGCTGTTCCAGCAGCAAGAAAACTAGTTGCACCAGATGCTGTGTTGTAAGGAACTTGACCAGCTCCACCGCCAGCGAGACTAGTTGCAGTTGATGCGTTCCCTGTTAACGCTGCGGTGATAGTGCCAGCAGAAAAGTTTCCAGAAGCATCCCTGCGTACTATAGTGCTAACTGTATTTGCAGTAGCCGTGGAATAACTTTCGAGCAAGGAAGCGTTTAAGTTAGCAACCTGTGTGGTTGATGTTACAGTAATCGGTGCTGTGCCAATAGCTACGGTAGAACTTAGAGTTTCGCCAGTAATTTTTTTGTTTGCAGAAAAACTACCATCACCAGTCAAACTGGCTATATTAGTCGTTCCGCCATAAAATCTAAATGCTCGGTCTGAAGTCGCTGCTGGTATGGAAAACCATAATGAATTAAGTTGAACACCAGCAGCGTAATCAGTAGATGATGCACCAAGGTCTTTATAAAAAACAACTTTTGTACCAACACTTCGAGTTGTAAATGTTGGTGCACCGTATCCGTTTGTCCCTAAATCGATCCAGTTATTAGTCGATCCAGAAAAAGTCAATTGGGCCGAAGTGCTTGAACCAGAACCTCCAAGCGTTATTTTACCAGCACTAAAGTCTCCAGAAGCATCTCGTTGAACTACATAAGAAGCAGTGTTTGCACTTGTTGCGTTTATTCCGATTGTGCCAGTTCCGGTTATTGTCCCACCTGTTATTGGGGAAGTGGTTGCAATTGATGTAACTGTTCCAGAGCCTGCCGATGACCAGGATAAGACACCGCTTGCGTTGGTAGATAATACTTGGCCCGCTGTTCCATCTGCTGCGGGGAGTGTCCAAATTACATTTGAATCAATACTATCTGAGGCTTTAAATCCTACATAGTTTTGTCCGTTGGCATATAGTTCTAAAAAACGAAGCTCGTTCGTTTTACCAGCAGAAGTTCCAGTTGGGCCTAAGAGTACACTTCCGTTACTACTGATTGTAAAAGCATTGAGAAAATTAGAAAAACCATTTGCAAACACTGGACTTGAGTACACTTGAGCTTGAAATAAATCTCCTGTTTGACCATTTACCCCTAAGACTGTAATTCCATGCCCAGCAGTTGTTCCTGTTAGAACTCTTAAAGCATAAGAATTACCTATACCTAAAGAAGTTCCAGCAATAGGTGCAGAGTCTATATGTACAGTTGCTGCTCCTGTCATACCACCCATAGTAGAACCAACTACACTATATGTTGGAGCCTGTATTCTAATGCCTTTCGCAAATTGTGCTTGTCCCCAAGCAAAAGATACGGTTCTTGCAAGATTAATATCTATATCAATACATTCAGAACCCGAAGTTAGATTAGTGTGTGCAGGGGCTGTTACAGTAAGACATTTAGATGGTGCTGTATTAGATTGACTTAATGGTGCAATAGTAAGGTTTCTAGTAGTAGCTGAACCAACTGTAGTTATATTTGTTGAACCATTCCAAGTGGACAGTGCTGTGTTTTCAACATTATTAAGGTTTAAACTTGTTCTGCCTGTCGCTGCTACTAGGTTTGTTGCCCCACCATCCCACTGAAGCCTTTGAGTGTACGCTGAATCCCAATTTGTTTGGGAAGATGTTGTTGGGATTGAATAACCCGAAGTTAATGTTACTGCTAATGTTCCAGTTGTTGTAACAGGTGTTCCGCTTACTGATAAACCTGTTGGAACTGTCATTGCAACAGAAGTTACAGTTCCAGATCCACCAGCGTTATTATAATCAGAAATTAAAACAGG